ATTTTTTTGTTTGCAGCATCTCTTTCCCGTTCTGCTGTGTCAGCACGAAGCGTTTCAGCAGCCAGTTTCTTTTCAATCTCAGGGTCTGCTGCTTGTGGTTTAGCTTGAGCTACACAAGCATTAAAAGCATCTCCAGGAGACAGTGTTACAAGCTGGCAACGGTCGGACAATACAACAGCGTAACGTTTTTCTCCCGCCACGAAGATGCGCACCCAGTTGTACCCGCCAGAGCTGCCCACCTCGGCCTGTACCGGGTAGCACACACCCTCGGTCAGCTTTCCACTGTTGTAGGACTTGTCTACTGCATTCACATCCGTGGTTGTGAATACTTCACATTTGCCATTTGTTACTTTCAGGAATTTCATGTCATCATCCTCCTTTGTATCTCTTTTCCACGAATACCCAGCACCATCAAGCACTTGAACATCCGTCCCCAGCCACAGCGCAGACCAAATATCTACCTGTTGTGGCGTGCAGTATGTGCCCTGTGCGTTTCGCACTTGGTAGGCGATATTTCGCCCCCGGCTCACTTCAAGGTGCAGATGCGCGCCAAAACGGTTCGGACGACCGCCACCAAAGCCGCCCTCGTCGCCTATCTTCTCGCCTTGGTGCAGCACCTGCCCGGTACGAACGTCCAATACATTATCATGCATCAGCGTCACGGTCATGTAGTCCACGGTTCCATCGGCAAACTCCACAGGTTCCAGACTTTCAAAATAGGTCTCATGGCTGGAATTCGTGCGCACACGCGCTACACGCCCGGTAAAAGGCGCATAGACTACATCGCACCCGGTGTCCTTGCCGCCGAAGTCCATCGCCTTACTACCTGCATGGCTCCCGGTATTTGGCCCTTGAGTCACCCTCAAGAATTCCATAGGAAATCTTGCTCGTTCCATAGCTTACCCTCCTTTATAGCCCAAGCTCTTTTAACTTTCTTTCTGTATATGTGAGCTGTTCCAGTCGCGCAACTAGATGAGTCTCTTCTATTGGAGCACCTGTAGAAATATCAAAGTTTGTAATTCTTTTCTTTGAGACTTCGGTGGCTTCTGTATAGTATTCATATACATTGGTGTATGGGTTATCTTTATCATCATTGATGAGAATCAGCTTCTCTGTAGCCGCAGAGTTTGTAACTAGAGCATAAAACTCATCAAAAGTCATTTCATCTTCTGCTATATGAATTTCTAAATAACTTCTTTGATTTGCAGAGTACGATGGATAAGCTGCTGTTGGTTGAATTACAGGAATGATTTCACCGTTTTTCATTTTGAGTTGAAGCATGTAGATTCCTCCTTATTTTAAATCAAATAGCATCCGTTCATTTGAATGGTCGCATGTAAACCACCGCCCGTAGCGCCGGAAGCCACTTCGAGCATCAAATAATAGTTTCCGTTTTCTGCATTGATTGTAAATATATCGCTGGATGCGTAGGTTATAGAGAAGCCGCCAGCCTCTCCTGTTTCATGGAAAATAAGCTGCTGCACCACATTCCCATTAACATCACTAAGCGCTACTTTGGCATGAGAGAAAGAGTTAGACAGTGATATACTAAGATTTGCAAAGAAAAGTTTAGAATATCCTATCGTGCTAAATCCGCCAAGCATTACACGGCCATATCCGCGTTCTGTGCCGCCGAATGCGTCAACTTTAATATCAGTTCCACTATTTGTAACGGTAAAATATGCGGCATACCCAAGATTCTGCGTATTCGCAACTGGTACACCAGGGTAAACTGTAAATTGCTTTTGCCAAACAAGGTTGTTATTGTGATAAACTTTGTTGCTGGCATTACTATTTGAATACACATTACTTGATTGCGCAATATTTGTACTGTTATAATACAGTGCCATATTTGCACCACCTTATGAATAAGAAATCCAAAGATTTCCACCACTGTAGCTCATTGAAATGTTGCTCGCTCTACGCGCATCTGAAAGCCTACCGTCGTTGCCTTGGCATACGGTGCCCGCCGCTGTTCCGAAGTTCTTGTTGAACGCACTGTTTTTCGTGAAAGTGGGTTCAGCTCCTACCTGGGCAGGGGTCAATTTTACTGTCTTTTCTTCTGAACCATCAAATTCAGCCATCTGCTGCCCGGCGTTGTTTTGGAGAATGAGCTTTTTAGCTACTTTATCTGCTACTGCTGCTTTATCAACTACCCCGTCGCCATTTGAGTCATAAGTAGTTTTATCCATTTTAGCAGCATCAAGAGCATCTACTTGCTGTTGAAGAGCTGTTGCAGGCTCTGTACCCAGCTTTGCATTGATATCTTCAAACCAAGCATCAAATTCTGCTTGGCTTACTGTTTTAAATTGGGATAAATCAGATTGAATTTGATTGTAAAGGGTAGTTGTATCAACTTGCTCAACGAGACCTGTGACAATACCACAGAGGGAAGTGTTCAACCGAGTATCCTCAATGAGTGATTGAGGAATTGCTGTGATACCCGCATTAACACTGATAATTGCTACACACAAATCGTAGTAGTCCTCAGTTCTAACAACAGATGGCGCAACAGCAGATGCACCAGGAGTGCCAGCGATTTTATATGCTTTGATAGCCCTACCCAGTTTACTGTATCTAATAAAGATTGCATCTTTACGATTCAGCACGCCATCAGCAACACCAATGCTGAATGTCAATGGAGTAGTGTTTTCGTATTTGTAACCATTGATGTACCCATATCCAACAGAAAGCGTGACTGTCATGTTTGGAGTATCAGCTGCAATAACTTGCAGCCCTGTGCTTGGATTTGGAAATACACCGTTTGAGATGAACTTGGAGAAATAACTGGCAAAGTCCTCAGCCAGATACTCTCTGTCGTATTCTCCAGATGCATCCATTTGGGCATTGAAAAATGAACTTTTTTCCATTATTGCACCACCTTTGCTTTGAGCTTTTGTGCTAGTGTGAGGGGTCCAAACCCGAATGTGATATAAATTGTTTCACCAATTGAATCAAATGCATGTTCTACTTCTGTAATAACTGCATTTAGTTGGATTTCGAGCTCAGCATCAAATATTGTAACTTTATCTCCTAGAAAATAATCTTCATTGTATCGGATGTTGCCATAGGTATTCACAACACAATCAAAACTTTCTGTCTCCTTGAGGTCAGCCATCTTTTCATTGCCTCTTTGTTTCAGCAGTTGCAGATATTCAGCCTCAGGAATTGTCATGCCATCAGAGTTTGTACTCTGTAAATCTCGGGCATCTATGAAAACTTCCTTTCTTGATTTACCAGAAGCAGTTCCAACAGATACAGTTTTTCTTGCCAAGCCCTCACCCTCACCTGCTACAAGACCAACATTCTTTGAATCCTGAGCGTTTAGGGTGTAACTTGAACTCAGTATGTTTTCATAGTTTGAAGAGAAGATGCAAGGAGGAACATCAGATTGCTCAATTGTTCTGTCTGTACCCTCATACACATAAAAGGGCATCTGCTTATTTGGAGCATCATACTCTAATCTGAAGCCAAGAGAACTTGCTCCACAGATTGATTCTATGTTTTCACCAACATTGCCACCAGTGCTTTGAAACACAATGGAATCACCAACATCAGCTTTTGCTGAATCAATTACAATATCTGAAATCGCTCTGTTTGTATCTGTTGGGGAAATCACCTGAGTTGTGACCATGTCTTTAATGACAACACTTGCTTTACCAGTTTTGTCGTACAATCCCCAACAGATTCTTCTATAAAGATACTCCTCACAGAGATTGCCTTTTACAACAAGCTGATTTGTATCCTTTGAGGCTTTTTCTTTTTTCACAATCCCAATAACACCAGCAAGTTTTCTTGCAGCATCAAGCAGCACCACTCGTTCTTTTTTCATAAGCGAGATATTGTCTGTGTTAAGGGGAAGATAGAGTTCAAATGAGCCTCTTGATTGAAATTTTTCTGTATAAGTCACTGCTGTTGGAGTTGATACAATACCCAGAGGAACATAGTCTTGAGTAAAGATATAGAAATCCATTACTCTTGCACCTCCAGATATCTTGGGTCAAACTTAAATTCTACAGAAAGGTTGTCAAGACCAGAATCTGCATCGTAGCGTAGATAGTTTATGCCAACAGCAAGCTGTAAAAATGTTGAATTTGCAAAATCAAGGAAATTGAATGCATTTATTGAATCTTCACCAATAATCTGACGAACTGTCTTATTGTTGTCGAGAGTACTTATTCGAATGACTTCACCTGCTTGCATTGTATGGCTCAAACGAATGTACTCTTGTGTATTGATGTCAATAATTTTTGGATTCTCAACAGTTCCAGAAGCCTGAAATGTGATGATAAACCCACAAGGCAAGGTGCCTGTATTTGTTATTGTTGCAATTGCAGAGGGGCTTCTAAGACCCATAATGATTCCGTGACCACCTATTTTTAAAGGGTCATCTGCATAAACCTCTGCAGTGGCGAGTTGGTAGGCGATTTGTACGGGGGTGCCTGCTGCTTTTTGAGCGGCGAGGTAGGCGTTAACTTTTTCTGCCGTGTCAATAGAATCGTCTGAAAATCCAATACGCAATGTTGAGACTGCACCCTGGGTATTTACAAAAGCCCATACGCAATCGACTTTTTTCGTATATGCATTATCACACGTAAGGTGAGAAGATAAGGTCCCTGTTACTTGGACGTTACTTGCTTTCGGCTTTTTGGGAATAGGCATTTCATAAAAATTCCCACCAACAGTTGAGATCCGTGCGTATCTTGCCCACACCTCCGTCCCATCCAGCTCCACAAAGCCCACATTGTAGGTGGTCTGCTGAATATATAATCCGTTGGTGCCGTCGTAAGCAGTAGACTGATAAAACACTTTTGTGGGGTGCTCGTCGAACCATACTTTTGCATGCTCCAAATCATCAACTTTCAGAACGCCTTTCATCCAGAAATTGAATCCACCAGAGAATGCGGAGATGCCTGCTGTGTAACTTGGGATGAATTTATTGCATCCGGGTTCTACAGTTCTATTCACATCTTCTGTATCCGTATTGATGTAGTATTGGTATGCATTCGCATTATTCTTTTTCAGTTTGGAGCTTTCGACCTGTAGAGATTTGTTCCACTTGCTCTTAAAACATGTCTGCAACTCGTCTTTCACTTGGTCAACACGACGTAGCGGCCTGACCAGTTTCGGCTGATACAGCTGATTTTTTACTGTAAACTGAGAGACACCAGTGAGTTCTACAGGATTTTCAAGAGTTCCTCCTTGTGGAGTGTCTCCATAGGTTACATAATTCCCTGAGGGAATGATGAGAGGGAACTTAAACTTTGGTGCCCAGTTTGCAACTGATACATAGGAACCATTTTGTGTGTAAAACATTGGGTCAGGACAGAACAAATTGATAAGGAATTTGCACATGACCTCATTGTTTTCAGGCATTTCACTGCCATACTTTATAGAGGTTTCTGGTATGCCCTCAATTCGATATTCATTGTACTGTAAATCTATTCTTTGAAGCGGATTTACAAAAGAGTTGAGGAATTTTTTTCTCCTCTTCATGTCTTCAATAGTGTCAGCAACAACCCAACCCAGAATTGAAATTGTTCGTGATTCAAGAGTTGTCCCTGTTACATACACACCGACTTGATTGATAAATTTGTAGGATTTGTTGGAGCTTTCTATTGCTCCCCAATCAACGTTTTCGAGCACATAGTCTCTTGTTGCCATGTTAATTGGCAAAGAGGTGCCAAGGCTCTTGTTCACCAATACAATACTTTCAACCATATGGCACCTCCTATATACCCTCTGCCAATTCTTGTTTAACCTTTTTGAATTCTCTGGCCGCTGTCACAGCATCAATGCTTTCAGGGCTGTAGAAATTGAAAATGTCGCCGCCTGAACTCGACCTTTTACCCTCTTTGTTTTCTTGCTTTGTAAGGACTGCTTCACCCTCATGAAGAATTGCCGGATATCCGTCGTATGGCACATAATCAAGGCCAGAAGCATGAGAGAAGCTGCCTCCACCCGCTCTTGGGTTTCCAGTGCTGACTTTTGCACTTTCACTTTGCCAGAAAGCAACTTTTTCTTTTATCCAATCAATAGCATCGTTAACCCAGCCAACAATACTGTCCCAAATTGACCGCAAACCATCCCAGAGGGATGTGAATATTTTTGAACCAGCGTCAAAGAACGCATCTTTCAGGTCCAGTAGAGTTCCAATTGGGTCTTCACAGGCTTTGCTCCACCATTCTTTGATAGCGTTCCAACGGTCTGTAAAGGCGTTTTTAATGTTTTCAAATGCTTGTTTACCAGCCTCGAAGAGACGAACGCCAACTCTTATAAGGGTATCAACAAGAATGTTGAGAGCATTTGCCATCAAATCCTTTATTGCTCCCCAAACAATACTGAAGATGTTCATCACATTATCCCAAACGGCTTCCCAGTCGCCTGAAAAAATGTTTTTAAAGAGGTCAAATAGTTCTAAGAGGAGGTCAAGAACAGCATTAAATATTATTGCTATTTGGTTTACTGCAGCATTGAATATGTCTTGAACACCCATCCAGTTGCTTTCCCACATTTGAGAGAAAAGCTCAACAAACCACTGGAGGATACCAACAATTGCTGTAAATGTTTCTTGTAAGCGAGCCCACAGCTCCGCTACTTTCTCCTGCATTCCACCGAGGTTATTATCCCACGCCACCTTTAAAAGTATCACAGCAGCTACAACAGCAGCTATTGGGATGAGTATACTACTCAAGGAAGCTCCGGCAGCTACAAAAAATCCTTTTACTGCCAAAAGGGTTGTTTTCAGGGTAGAAAAGACATGAAGTAGCGTGCCTATACCTTTGGTTATTTTTCCTCCAATAAGAAGTACAGGTCCAAGAGCAGCCAAGAACATTGCAACACCTGTAATGAGTTTCAATGTTCCCTCATCTAATTGGCTGAGCTTATTTACAAAACCTGTAATACTCTGTACAACAGAAGTGACTGTGGGTGCAAGAACTTGCTGAAGTTTGATTGCTAGGGTTTCGATGGAACCCATCATTTCTTCGATGGCACCACTTGTATTATCCAGCATCACATCAGCCATATCACCAGCGGCTCCGCTACAATTTACGAAACCATCTGTCATGGCTTGCAGTTCTTCTGGACCACGCTGCATAAGAGCCAGCATACCAGACAAAGACTCTTGACCAAACAGAGTGACAAGAGCATTGTTCCGTTGTTCTTGGGTTAAACCCTCAAACCCGGTTTCAAGCTGCTCCACAATTCCGGTGAGTGGAAGCATGTTTCCCTCAGCATCATAAAACGATAGTCCGAGTTCATTCATCTTGTCAGTCATTGCGTCCGTGGGTTTTGCCAATCGAGATAGTGCACCACGGAGTGATGTACCTGCTTGACTGCCTTTGATACCAGCATCGGACATAATACCAACTGCTGCAGCAGTCATTTCTAGTGATTGCCCCATTGCATTTGCGACAGGGGCAATATATTTCATTGCCTCACCCATGTCTTCCGTCTGTGCATTTGTGCGCGCAGCAGCTTCTGCAAAAACGTCAGCCACATGAGCTGTATCTTTTGCTTCAAGGCCAAAGCCCCTGACTGCTGAAGCAGCAATCTCTGAGGCAACTGCTAAATCAGCACCAGAAGAAGCAGCCAAGTCAAGTAGACCAGGCATCGCGGACATGATTTCTTTTGTATTAAAGCCCGCACTGGCAAGATTTTCCATACCCAAGGCAGCTTCTGTTGCGGAGAATGATGTTTTAGCACCGAGGTCTATGGCTTGGTCAGTGAGGGCTTTGAGGTCTTCTTCTGTAGCACCTGCGATACCTTGGACACGAGACATTTGTGCTTCAAATTTGTTACCAACTGCCATAATAGCAGTACCAGCACCAACAAGAGGCAGCGTCATATTTTTCGTCAAGGACGAACCAACGCTTGTCATTGAATTTCCAAGGCCAAGAAGTTTGTCTGAGGTGGTTGCAGTTTTGTCTCTAAAGACATTTAAATCTTCAAGGGCAGATTTGAAGCCCTTTTTGAAGCCTGATGTATCAAGGTCAAGATAGCCTATTGCCTTGCCAACATCTACACTCAAGTTGCTCCACCCCCATCCTCATATTGGCTATAAAGCTCAGAAAAAGTCTTATACTCCACACGAAAATGTGGCTCTTTTTTCTGATTGAGCTGCTGCATAATGTAAGCGCAAGCCTCATTTAAGCAATACGCTGTATAAGTATCCTCAAGCCCCAAGATTTCACTTGGCATCTTGCGATACATTTTACACATCGCAACAAACCCAACAATCTCTGGGGATTTAACGAAACGATTCGAGTGCCTTGACACCCCGTTGGGTATAATTGAAGATGAACATGTATTGGTCATCACTCAGTTCCATACCCGCTTCTTTGATTTGTTGATACGTCGGCTCAACAAGGCAAGCCTCAGCTACACGGTCCAGGATGTCAAAAAGATTGGTCATCGCTTTGTCATCGGCTTCCGTATCCGGCATACCCTCGGCAAAAAGCTGACTTGCCGTTTTTATAAGACTGTTCGGGATTTTACCACTTTTGATAAGAGCCAGCATGCTCGGACGTTTAATCCGAGCAACAAACGGCTGGCCCTCAGCAAAAGCAGGCAGCTCAACGAGCTGACCTTTAGAGTATGTTTCAAGGTCAGCAAAATTTGTGATTTGCAGTGCTTCTGCCATTTTTATCCTCCTCAGGAGACGCTGGGCAGCGTCTTTACATAGTTGATTTTGTAGGGCGGCTCATCTGTATTGGGCATGGAGTTAATTGTGTATTCCGGAGCACGGAACACATCATCTTCACTGCTCAATGCAATCGGGGTGCCCTGGCAGTTTGGATACTCGATTTTTTCGTACTGAACAATCAGGCCTGCAGCGTTATACTGCGCAGAGTAGGCACACAGGGTGCCTGCAGGAATTTGTTCAGTACTACCCGCGACAGGCGGTGTATAAGAAGAAATTCCGAACTCAGTGGGCTCAGTACCCTCCGTGGTTTTTTCAGCACTTGTCCACCATTTGATAACACCACCCTGAAGAGCTTTCACCAGCTCCGGCGTGAATACGTTGTCCGTCAGAACAATGGTGTTACCAGTGATTGTGACTTTTTGAGGCTTCTGTGCTTTGAGTACACCTTTGATAATGAGCTTGACAGCATCAGTAGTCTCTGTTTGTGGAGTCACGGCAATTTTAGATGCCGTATCCATTGCAATCTCATCTTCGCTGCCACTGGGCTTGTAGGTCACCAGAACAACGTCAATTGTGGGGATTTCAGTCCCGCGTTTGACTGCCATTTTGTTCACTCCTTTCAGTTATAAAAGACCTTTCTGTAGTTTGAGTACTGCAGAGAGACCATATAGGATTTGTTTGTATCATCAAGAAAAGACGGGGTGTGATACCCTGTTGGCTTGATGAGAGGGAACATCTTCTTGAGAGAACTTTCTACTGCTGCAACAAATGGCTCAAGGCTTGAGAATGTGTTTGCTGGAACATAGCACATGACATCGTAAAGGTAAGTGTCTGTAGAGTAGGTATTGTATCGACTGGAGCCAGCATCTTTTAAGACAACATATTTCGAGAGACATTCCCCAATGTGCTGACCCGGAGAAAATACATCAAACCCGTCATCTTTAAGATGGTCAAAAATCAATTGCCATACGCTTTTTTCAGCCATCAGCTCACCCCCAAGCTACTTGATTTTGCTCATTAGGTTTTCGAAATCCTTTAGAATGTATGGACTTGCAAGGTCAATGAGTGGACCGACAATTGCGAATCGCTTTTCATTTGCAAGTTCTAGCCAGATACCATAATCAACCCCATGGGCCAATACAATACGCCAACCAGTAGAGGTCCGGTATGTATAACCCTGTAGACGTTGACGTGCAGCACCTGTTCTGTCTGTCCACTTTGCTTGTTCCTTTGCGTCTCCCTCAAGATTCTTTGCAGCTGTTTCACAAAGCATGCCAACAGCAATATCGAGTTTCGATTCAGTCTCCGTGATGCCGTTCAGCATATCGCTTATGTCAAAATTTAGTCCCATTGTCTTGTACCAGCTCAAGAGTGATGTCAGCAGCAACATCCATCTTTTGCACATTCACTGCACCTTGCAGTGTATATTTGTTTGGCCCAATTGTAAGCTCATCGCCAACAGCCAATCTACTGGCCACATAGTCATCCCACAAGCACAGTATTGTTGGCTGTGGCATTGAGCGAATTTTTGAGCTCTCCTGAAGAACAACAGTTACACGTGCATATGTCTCATGATAGACTCCGCGAATTACTGCAACAGTGGTTTCTTCTTCAGTGGGCTCATTGTAGGCATTGGTGCCTTTTCGTTTGAACTCATAAAGTTTTCCACTGGTTCTCAGTAGTCTGCGGAGTTTATTGATTTCAAATGCTTTTTGAGACATATCAGTATTCCCCTTTCAGGATACCACTGTTGCTGGGGCGATACCTTGAGGCAAGTCGCCTGAAGTACTTGCTAGTGTCAGCAGTGTTAAGGCCACTCACACTCAAGGTTGTGTCCTCAGCCTTTATGCAGAGGCACACATATGCCGCATTTTCAATATCGCCCTCAGCTTTCTCGAGGTAATAACTGAGCTGTGCATCGGTGAAAAATGGTATGTCGTCTTCACGACAAATCACCTTCAACTCTTCCAAGGCAGTCATGCTCAGCCCTCCTCTTCAGCCTCCCGAATAGCAGTACGAATATCCCGTTTGCTACGGAGACCCTCGATATTTACACCACGCATCTCAGCCAACTGTTTCAGTTCGCCAAGGTCAAGGGCGCTCAAGGGCTTTTCTGTGATGTCGTCTTCCTCCTCAGATTCCTCATCCTCGGATTCATCCTCATCTTCTTGGTCAGATTCGTCCTGTGTGTCCTCTTCTTGGTCGGGGTCAGGTAAGTGCATCAAGGCACCGTTATCGCGTTTTCTGGGCATAAAACCCTCGTCCTCGCAGATTTCCCAACCCTGACCCTCGAAGATTGCTTTAAAGCAGCCCCACGAAACCCTGTTTGTGAGTTCGCCTTTTCTGATAACAATCATGCGAGTTCCTCCTTTACTCAGGAACCAGAAACGTCGGCAATGACGATTTGGTCCGCAGCCTCAAAGCTGGGCAGGCAAATCATGGACACCTTGGTCTGCACATTGACGGGGTCATATGTGCCGTGAGTAGCAACCGCAACACCCACATCAGTGATTGCCACTTCAATGTTGTTGCCAATCTGGCCAGCCATCAGGTCAGACTCCTCCGGAGTGGTGCCGAACCATGTGCTGCCGAGGTCACCCTCAGGAATCAGAACAAAAGTGTTTGCAGGAACGAACGGGGAAGTGGCCCCAGCCTCGTTGACGTATTTCTTGGTGTTGACTTCAACCGTCAGCCCCAGAGTCTCCATCAGATAGCGGCGCACCATGTTTTCGGTCAGAGCAGCTTGGCCGTTGGACAGCACGAAATTGCTCTTGATAATGGCGTCATTCTTCAGGAAGCAGTTGAACGTAGCACGGTCGCAGATGGCGCGGGTAGGCCGTACACCATACTCGTCTTCGATGAGGTCTTGCCATTGTTTAATATCACCGATGATATCGGTCGTTGTAGTCGTCCAGGCAGCAGAGGCATCAACCTTGTGATTGGACGGCACGCCATAGTCATAGTTGTACTCCTGGCCGTTCGCACTGATAGCAATCGTACCAGTTGTCAGCAACTGCATGCGCATGCGCTCACGCTGAGCACGAGCACCCTCCAGCAGTCGAACTTCGTCATCGAAAACGTTATTCATGACGGATTCAACATAGGCCGGATTGTTGGTCTCGAGAACCATATTCAGCTCTTGACGCATCTCCTCGTCAATGTAGGTGCTCTCCTTGAAGAACGGCATATTGGCCGAAACCGTGCTGAAGCCGATGCGGTCACGCACTTTTGCTTTGGCATCGTAGGAGCTGGGAGCCAACACAACGGGAAGACCCTTGGACCCTTTAATCCATTTCAGGTTCAGGCCACGCTTTTTCTTGCTAGGGAACAACGATTCACCCAGATACGGGGCACGCTGATTGGCCAACGTGGTCCAGTATGCAACCAGCTCACTGGCTTTGACAAGGTCAAAAATCGACATATCTGTTTCCTCCTCTTGTAATTATTTCACGAACGTGATGCGGGGCAGAGCGGCTTTGACTTCTGCTGTAATGAGTGCCGCCGTCGCACTGTCCAACTTGTTAAGGTCTACCAGACCAGAAACCAGGACTGTAGCATTCTGTTTGCCATTGGTTACATCAACCGTGTGCAGAAGCAGACCGACAGCGTTGGAAGCAGCAGGCTCGCCAGAGGTAGCAGCTTTCTTAAAAGCGGTATTTCGAGCGGTCAGGTCACCCGACAACGGAGTACCTGCCATCAGCATCTTCTTGCCATCACTGCCAGCAGATACACCCGTATTGTCAACAACACAGGGTACTGCAACAGCAGTTTCCGGAGCCCAAAGGATGCTTTTGGGAGTCGTTGCGTTCACAGTCGTAACGCCAGATTGGTTCAACATTGTGTTTCCTCCTTAAAAATTTTTGTTGAAAAACGGACTTTCCTTGGGAGCAGCTTCGAGCTTGTTTTTCGCGAGGCGTTCACCCATGCTCATTTTGTTTGCTGCACCTTTCGGTGGGTTTGTAGAGCCTCCTGTGCCTATGGTCTTTTTCTGAGTACCCTCATTGGCTTGTGCATCAGCAAAGAAAGTTGGATAGGCAGCTTTCACAATCCCAAGAGCGGCCTTGAAATCCGTCTTGTCATTGACTTTTGCGCGAGTCAAGACAATAAGGTCGTCAAGCGTGTCGGGATTTGCTTTGGCCATCAGAGCTTCGAGCTTTTGCTGCGATTCAGAAGCCTTGGCTTCCGCATCTGCCTTTTCCTTTTCAGCTTTCGCCGCACGCTCTGCAGCTTTTTGTGCTTCCGATTTTTGTGATTCTTGCTGCTTCAGGAAGTTTTGGACTGCCTGACGTGCATCTTCCGTGTCCTCGATACCAAGCTCTTTCAAGAGAGCGCGGCGACCCTCTGCCTTTTCGCGTGCACCAATGCGATTCAGGTCTTCTTGTGTAAATGTTTTTGTACCCTCACCCGCAGCGGGATTCCCATCCCCTGAGCCTTGACCGTCATTGTTGTTTGCGCTTTCAGCAGGATTGCCCTCTCCACCAGTGCCCCCATCAGGTACACCCAGCATGAAACACATTGGAAACAGTAGACCTTTTGTAAGTGCTCTCAGAAATTTGGATTTCAGCATTTTTGGCTCTCCTTTTCTCCGGAAATTTTTGCATCCGGTGGGCATAATTCCAGTTTGAATTTCTGTTCGCCCAACTGGTAAACCGAACCAACATAACGCGCATTGAGCGCGGAACGTGCATCATCAAGATTCTTTTGCAATGCATCCATAGCGTTTACATCACTCAAAGAGATGCCTTTCCCCATAGATGTATTGCGGCGAAAACGAGACATTTTCAGCTTGAATTGCTCAAAAAGTTTTTTCGTGGAATCATCGTCAAGCTGAACTGTATGGACATACAAGCATTTGGGACAAATCCATTGTGTCAGCACAATACGATTGAAATCAGGCATTGTTACAAGGTTTTCTTCCATATCTTTCTCAAGACAGGGACTTGTTTTCCCACAGTTTCTACATGTCGCAATTATTCTATTCATGTTATCCCATCCTTTTAAACCCTTGGCGAGTGTGAATCACACCTCGAGCTTGTTTAGGCTCTTTCTTCTTTCGTACACCCTCAGATTCTTTTCCTTGTGGAATACTGTGTATCCCTCTGGACGTATTTTCCTTACAATCAGGAAATGGGCATGTAAAACAGTCCTGGTGACCACATCTATTCATTACAGACCTCCAAAGATATGCTCTATTTTATTATACTACGATTACACACAAAAGTAAAGAGTTATTTCATGTGTCTTTGAAATATATCTACCGCATATCTATCTAATGCGGAATCTGAAGCCCCGTTGACCCAAGAAGCAAGGCGGTCAACGATATCATCTGAACTTTCGGGAATTACAGCGATAAAAGTGCATATCCCATTCGGATGGTCAAGAGGCAAATCGTCTTTTGGATACACAGTTCCGTCGCGCTCATTACAGATTTCACAAGTTCTGTTTGTATGTGCCGAGCGCCATCTAAACCCTGTAACAAATGGGTTTTTATTGCAAGTATTTACAAGAGATTGCTGATATGCATGAGAAACCATTGTGCGGGAAAGTCTTTGAGCATTATAGTCAATGCGTTTGGCTGTATTCGGATAGACTTTTCCCCAATCAAATGGCTTTTTTGCTGTGGGACTTACATACTTTTCAAGGTCTTTTGCGATATCATAAGCGCTCTTGTTTTGTGCAATACCCTCTGCAATGATTGTATTGATATCATCAGCAGTCTTTTTAGACATACCCCAAATTGCTTTAGAAAGGGACCAGTCGCCTCTATATATGTTTCCGTTTGCTACCGCTTCAACAATATCTCTTGGAACATGTGAAAAAGCAGATGATATATTTGGCATCCCAATCTTTTTTAGAAAAGCTCTTTGGTCAGTGACAACACCCTGTGCTGTTGTTTCTATTGCACCCCTGATGCTGGCTTCAATCTCTTTACCAATTGAATCGCTTGCTTGTGTAAGTTGCTTTGAAAGATTGTTTAAATAACTCTTTCGCAATGCGTCACTGACATTAGATTTGCCTTTCAGTGCATTTGCCTGTCTTCGAGCTTCTTTTGCTAACTTCTTGTATAAGCGCTGAATGTTTTTCTGCTGCTCAATTGTTGTGTTCAAACGAATCTCTTCGGCATTCTTTAAATCAAGGAGGCCAGTGCCACCAGTCATACCTTTCTCAACATTGCCACTCTCAAAATCAATACTCGCCATGACTGGTGGTCACCTCCTTTTCCTGCTATTAAATCCCCACAGGCGTTGGGTCGTCATCTGGATTGACTCCCTTTGTAGCTTCATCATCCTCAGTGCTGCCAAAATTTCCGGAAACTCCCGGTTGAGTTGCAGGTTGGGGTGACGTGTAACTATCTTCAAGGAGTTCCCGCTCCAGTGCAATCTGTTTTAGCTCTTCAATGGCCTCATCGTCTGTAAGACCACGCCATTTAACCATGTATGCCTTTTTGCTCATGGTTTGTGCCTGTACTTCAGCCAAATCGATGGTTTTTTCTTCTTGCTCATCTTCTGGCAGCGGATATTGATTATCAACCCGGATAGTGTACTCTATGTCAGGGATATCCTCACCGTTTGTGTATAACTTTGCAATTTCAGGATAAAGTTTCGCGCCATCGATGATGGTCTTTACCATATTTTCAAGGGCTGGGCGCCATGTAAGCATCTTTTCGTCACAGCGCACGCTCAGCCCCCAATAGATGGCTTTGAGTGTTTTTCCACTAGATACAACGCCCTTGAGAGCTTCAGGACTGACATTTGGCATATCAATCTGCTCGTACATTGTATTCTTGATTCTGTCAAGAGTCGTGGTCAATGCGCCGCTGTATTCCATCGGGGCTGTCAATACTCCAACTGTACCCTGACGACTGTCGGGTGCTTGGTCATCAGAAGCCAAATCCCAGAAAGCACCAGCCGCTGTGGAAAGACCATTCGTTGTACGAGGATTCATATCAATAGCGTATCGGACCGGATTCATGCCCTTTCGTTCAGCATCCTGGTCAGCGTTCGCGAGGCGGGAGTAGGAACTCTCGTATTCATCGAGCTGGTTCACTTCAGAGACGCCCTGGATATCTCCAGTTAGACCGTCGTTCAAGATAATGAAAGCCGGGATATAGGAGAATTCTGTTTGGAAATCCGGAGATATCGTCTCCACGACATTTCCGAGGCCATCATACAGCTCCTCGATGATATGACACTTTCCGTCCTCGGCCATGTAGTATTTCTTTTTGTAAGTGCGCTGTTGTGCTCTGTCAGCACTTTCGACTGTGTTGTAGAATGTTACAAGTTTGGTCAAAACATCAACATCGTTTGTACTTGTCTCAAACACAAACTCAAGTGCCGGAGCAAATGAGAGCTTGATGCCATCTTCGTTAAAATTGACGATAAGTGCAACACGCTTGGCAATGAAACAGTCTTTTGCAGCAGGAAGCAGTTTTGCGTTGAAATTGTTTTTCTTAATGACTGCATCAACAAAAGATTGGAGAGCTCCTTGTGCTTGTTTGAGTTCTGTCTTCTGCTGCTCAGACATTGTGGATTTGATGCTTACATCAACCCAGAAGTCAGGAGGCTTTGCAAACATGAATCGAGCCTCTTTGTCAATGAGTGTACGAATTTGTTTGTACCGCATTTGGCTGGGAATGTAGTCTCCGCTACTACCCTCTGTGGTAAAATCCGCGCCGCTCTCATAGATATTATAATATTTTATGAGTTCTCCGAGTTCCCTCAGTACTGCTGACCCATACAACCCAGAAAGCTCATTGTTGTAGATGAAATATGGAATGTCTGTGAGGGAACGGATTTTTTGTACTGTAGAATCGATGCCAACTCGAATTGTGCTGAGCACACTCATGCTGCATTGCCTCCCTTTCTTGTTGCGCGTTTGATTTCTTTGATATTCGCAACGTTGTAACTATCAAGGCCATACCAGATAGCGGAAAATGTATGCGGGTCTATATTAAACTCATCATAGATGAGATTTCCATTTGAGTCTTTTGCGTATGTCAGCGTGCTGAGTTCTCTGATTACATTTCTGCACTCTGGTGAGCAAATAATTTTTCGGAAACGTTTGACTTTTCTTGTGTTCTCAAGGCGACTGCCTGCAAATTTCTTACAAGGCCGAATTTGAAACCCCTCATTGCGGAAGTATTGAATCGCTTTTGGCTCAGCACAATCAGCAATCAATGGGACACCCTCTTTTGTGAGTACCATTTTACCATTTGAAGTAACTGACCACTCAGGCTTGTAACCCAATTTTTCGAGGTCTTTTGCTGTCTCAGGGTCGGTCATATGGTTTTTGTAATACTCCGAGTAGATATATAGGTACTTCTTGCTGTCGTCTACAGCCATACGAACAACCGCATTATAAGAAGTTTCAAATCCTAGGTCAAACCCATTGAACCGATAACGTGCTGGAATTCCTTGTACAGCGGCCATAACGAATTCGTGACTCTCTGCGACCTGGAATTGTGGCAATACCCGTATGCCGTTGAGACCAAATCTACCCAGACGAGCAATTCTGTACAGGTCAGGGTCATATGTTCTCATATCGTCAAGTGTTCTTATGTAGCTCTTTGGCATGAAGAGGTTGTCATCAACAGTGCTGTGATGGTAGTAGACACCATTTTTCACGATTGTATGCTTGGCATAGAGCTTTTGGTCATCAAGAACAACAACTTCATTGCCCTCAGTATCAACACGCTTGAAAAAGTGTGTATATGTCCAGTTTTCAACACCAACAGGGTTTGTTGAGAGAATAAAATGAATGCTTAACGACGGATGACGTGCACGACCCAGCAACTCCTTAAAGCCCTCATATTTAAGCTCACTGCATTCTTCCATCCATATGATTGAAACGTTGTTGATTGATTTCAGCTTTGCTGGTTTGTCCATACCCTTGAATATGACTTTGCTACCATTTGGAAAAGTGAGCGACATAGGGCTTGTCTTATAGACAACTTTGTGCTTGCGCTCATTTGGCTTTTCAGCAAGCAAATCAAGTTCTGTAAGAATTTCAAGAAATAGGTCAAAACAAGATTCACGAATGGTGTCATATACCTCACGAACAACAAGGACTTTACGAACTTCGGCAAAGCATTTTAGAATGAGCTTTAGAGCAATATGATAGCTCTTAGAAGAGCCATATCCGCCAACAAGGAAGTATGTACGGTAATCCCAATCAAATACAAAGTCTTCAAAACGTGGATTCACAGCTTTATCAATTACCATACATTCACCTCCTTTGTTGGTACTACCTATTTTCCAATTGCAACGGCAGAAAGTACTCCATCGTTTGAAACAGTGAGTCTGAATTGACTGCCATCAGGAGAACTCAATACAGGTGGTAACAAGTAGTCTGGGTCAATCTTAAAGTTGTAATTTATTGCTCCTGAAATACTTACCATCATTTGAGAAGCACCCGGTCCACCTGTGTACTCAATGTAGTAGGATTCTTCATACCGTTTGTATGTGATTTTCCAACGATTAGAGTCCCCAGAATTTGCAGTAGAGTCAGTAACTTCACAATAAGGATTGCCCTCGCCATCATTTACAAATCTGAGATTATAAAAGCTCAATGAGCTGTTTAATGGCTTCACAGAGACTTGATACAATTCTCCGCTTACAGGAGCAGGAGAACGACCATCAAACAAAATTGATGTGAGCTTTGCAGTACTTCCAACGCTAGAAAGTTTTACAATGTTATCAATGAATTTTTCAAAATTTGATTCATAGTGATAGAATGGCCTATTTTTGATATGGCTAAATGTAAGCTGGTCTGTTTCGTTCCAATCAGGCTGAGCAGATTTTGGCAAATAGTCAGGGGATAAAAACTTTGTAACATATGTGTATCCATAGATTTCTACGTGATACTTTCCATAAGACAAAGCCATTGTTCCAATAGATAAAGTCAATCCCTCGAATTGTTGATAGGATTGAAAAATGCCAATTTCTTGGGAACTATCAATCAGTTGTACTCTCTCATAGCCAGTGGCTTCATTGTCTACAAGATTATAGGTCTTTTGAATAGTAGGGTCATCTATGCCTGTGACAGTGACTTTATAGGTTTGCCCAGGAATCAATGGATAGAAAGCAACTTGCACCGGATAGTCTGGATTGCTCATATCCATAAATTCAACATCACCTGAAAAACACGTTGTTTTCACCATGTCATCACTAAACACAGGAGTTGCTTCAGGATATGCTGTTTTGTAAAAAGGTCTTCTAGAAATGAAGCTTGGTGACTCTGTGTATATTTCAGCGAAATCACTCTGAATAGTTTGAGCTTTTGGCAAGTATTGCTCTGGGATTTTATGTATTGTCTGTTGTATCCCTACAATTTCTATTGTATGAACACCTACATCGCTTTCAGGTACTCCACAGAGAATAACATTGCTTCCATCTGCCTCTTCATAGAAAACAAAATACGGCTTGGTTCCATCATAATTACTGTACCCAAGTGTAATTTCTCCTCTTGAGTCTATTGCAGTTTCAGTGTATGTGTTGCTATCAAAAGTGATTCGGCACTGTTGTCCATCTGTGGGTGCATTTGTAAAAGTTGCAATAATTGCTTCAACAGCTTCAACAGCTGCTACATTTGCTCTTGTTTGTGCAGTAACAATTGTATATTGCTCACTTGGAAGAAATACTGTTTCATTTGTTTCTGTATAAAATGGCCTGTTTTTAATGAAATCTAGCTCTGCAGAATCATTTTGATTCCAATCAGATTGTACACCACCTTGCGGGAGGTCTTTCCATGCAGTACCCTGTGCTGTCTTTGCGAGTACTTGCCCCTCAGTACCACCAGCAGGAATGCCCTCACCGGGTGCTCCATCTTTACCAGGAACGCCTTGCGGACCTTGAACACCAGGCTCACCAGGAGCACCAGGGTCGCCTTTGGGGCCAGGGGCGCCATCTTTACCATCCGCACCCGGCTGTCCTTGTTTGCCCTCAGGCCCTTGAGGCCCAGTCAGCGGAATGCCTGTATCTGTGTATACCCCAGAAGAAACATCAAAGACTTCCCACGTTCCCTGAGCACCGGGGCGAGGAGGACTCACTGAGATATTCATCACACCTTGAGCGGCAGCTTCTGCAGCTTGTTTAGCTTTTTCAGCCTCACTAGATGCCTCAGTAGCGTGCAAAGCGGCGGTCTCAGCCTTTTTTCGCTCTTCTTCAACTGTTTCAATCCACTGCGTGTATAAATCCGGTGTAGGGGGAATTGGTGAGACTCCATCTGGTACGAATCCAGATGCTCGTATAATAAGCGAAAGTGGCTCAACCGTGAAACGGCTTATCTGACTTGATTCAGACCCAAAAACAGAGATTTCCAAAGCACCAGCAGTGATTTCAGCAGGAAGTGCTACAGTATCATTTTGAGTAGCGACAGAATAGGTTGTGCCAGATTGAGTAAACTGTGCTGTAAGCACTACATTCTCCCAGCCATTAAGACGAATGAACTCAAATCTGACTTGATTGATTGAGTCACTTACAATGATAGGCTCAGCACCGTACCAACGGAGTGTTTGCCCATCGAGAACAATTTTGTGCATATTGCCCCTCACTTTCTATTTCTTTCGTATAGGTATAACCCGAGCCAAGAGATTGCGACTGTTGCCAATAGGATGAATGCTGTTTCCCAGAGCATCTTAAAGAATACATCACCAATTGTCATTGCGTTCACCCTGCTTTCTCTACTCTTCGTCAGTATCATCTTTGTTTTTCTTTGTTGCTCTAACGATGTTTATTGTCACTTGATTGTCTTCCAGTTCCCCAGCTTCAAGCAATTTCTCTTTGAGCTTCAATTGTCTCTTTTGCAGTTCAAAATCTTGTTGCATTTTCTTGATGGAAGCAATGTTCCGTGCAATTTCTGATTGCTCCCGTTTGGTGTTCCATGCGAACCCTGCCTGAAGCATAAATTGAGCACCACGTTGTCCATTCTGGTCGAACAATCGCTCTTCTGTATATTGCTGAACCTTTTGCCGAGCACGCATAATTACTTCAGAAAACTCTGGATGTACCGTTCCAGCAAGACTCTTCCAATTGTAGTTTCGCAATACATGAGTACTCATCCCAATTGCAGAAGCCAACCCGGAAAGTGTATAAGGCTTTGTCTGTACATAAATGATATGCCCATCGTCATCACGTACAACTTGTCCGTACTTGTCAATGAGTGGTCCCTCACAGGAGTTCCAATACTCATCAATCAGCTCTTGCATCTGTGCAGGGTCTTCTACAATTCGTCGTTTACCCAGAATATGCTGATACGGGAAGATTGCTTTGAGAGCTTTTTCACGCATGTGAGCTTTTCTACAGTTCTCAAGCATGTTTCTTGTATAACCGTCAAGCTCTTTGTCAGGAATGCCAGTGAAATCTATGAAAACCTTACGACCGACAATCTTTTTGAAAGCACTCATCACAGCCCTCCTCTCTTTTAAATATACTATCTCTTTAAGAGATAGTATATTCTATAACCCGACAAGTGTAAAGACCATTTTTTACCGAAAAATGATACTTTAGAGATACTTCTCTTTAAGGCATCCAAAATTCATCCCACAGCTGATGTATAGCCCAGAATAGTAATTATACCCAGAGAAGCCAAAAAGTCCACACATGTCGAAAGACATCAGCACAGGACGCACGTCCGTAAAAAGGCGTGAGCCGGAAAATCTTAACGAGATAGAATATTACTATCAGTATAATTTTGATAGAATATAAATTGAAGTTATTTTTACTCAAAATTTCACGTGATTTTTCTGAAATCGTCGTTTTTTCAGAAATTTTCTCCAATAAATTCTGAGGGGTATTTTTAAAATTCGGCGTAACTCGCAATTTTACGCCGAATTTATTTACAAGGAAAAACCTCAAAAATCGGTATTTTATTGGAGAGACTGTTACAAAAAAATCGGCGTAGATTTTTGGCATGAAATTGCGAAATTTTTACGCCGATTTTTTTCGTCCACTTTTTTATATATACGTATTTATATTATTCTATTTTTATTTATTATTTTATATATTCTATTTATAAATAATAGTATAATAAAAAAATCGGCGTAACTTTTTATTGTAAAACAGCAATTTTTTCGCGCCGATTTTTTTGTAAAATAGGTTGCAATAAAACGCCGATTTTTGAAAATTCGTTCGCAATTTTACGCCGATTTTTATACCCTTTTTCACCGATTTTTCAGAAAAGGTTCTGAGGATTTTTTTAGAATCCGTTTATAGACGCGAGCACGAGAAAAAAATCGGCGTAAATCTTTACAATAAATTCCTTGCGTTTACAACGCCGATTTTTATGTAAAGTCCTCTGCAATAATTCACCGATTTTTGACGATTTCATCTCCAATTTTACGCCGATTTTTGACGATTTTCTAAAAATAAAGACCTCTCCGAAGAGAGGCCTCGTTTTTCACTTTTGATTTTCGTAGTATTCAAGCTCATCAAGAATCTCTCTCATACTATCACCCGTACAATAGAAGCTGTTTTCGATGTAGAGGATGTAGTGGTCATAAAGCATTTTCACTTTATACTCCTCCCCGTTCTTTGTGACTCCCTGTCTTACAATGAGTTCCATTTTAATACCTCCAGAATTTATTTGTAGATTTCCCTACACCTATATTATAAACTTATACAACACAAATGTAAAGAGCTTTGTGAAAAATGTTTAAAAATTTCCCTCTTTACAATGAGTCCATATAGGAGTATAATAGGCTCAAATAATAAACTGAGGAGGTGAAATGTGTGGAAAAATTGACAGACGTTCAGCGTGACCTTGCAGAGCAGCATTACAGATACATATACTATTTTATGCAAAAAAGGAACCTGAGCGAAGACTACTTTGATATTGTTGCTATTGGCTTGTGCAAGGCAGCAAGAGGTTATACAGAACAAAAGGGAATTCCGTTCATGTCGTATGCTTACACTGTGATGCTCAATGAAGTCAAACAAGAATGGCGTAGGAACAATAACAAAATCAAACCCACCATATCTTTGGAGGATTCAGTACCAGCCACAGATGGTGATACAATGTTCAAGGACATACTCGGAGACCCAGTAGACCGAATCTCTGAGCTTGAGACAAATATGCTCATGACACAGGCAATATCACACATCAAAAATGAGCGCGACAAAGGCATTGTCTATATGTATATGAATGGAAAACGACAAGCAGATATCGCCAGGCATTATAAACTGTCGCAGAGCTATGTGAGCAGAATAATTGGAGCTGTAAAAAATTTCTGCAAAACCTCTTTACAAACAGAAAATGGCGTAGTACAATACAACTGCACGAAATATACCAAGAAATAATGGAGGTACTATTATGGCAAAAGCACATTGCAACATACTCTTGTTTAACAAAAAGCTACAGTATGTATTCATCCTAGAGCACATTGACAGAGAGCCTTTACACTTTTACAAATTTGTATGCGCAGAAGACTTACAGACCCATGAAGAGCATGTAACGATTCCATACAGATATCTTATGTACGATTTAGATGGTGGGCTGAATGACGAGATTTCACAGGCGTATTTTGAGCACATAAAACAGCTTAACACGGAGGTTGAGAGCAATGAAAAAGAATAACATCACCAAGGTCAAATGCAAAGTGTGTGGCAACAAATTCGAAGCACTGGCAATCAATCGATACACTGCAAGAAAATTCTGCTTCCCATCAGTCACATTGCACGATGCTTTTGATTGCCCAATCTGTGGATGCCAATGTATTGTTGGTATTCGCGAGGAAACAGTAGGAACTAAGGAGGATACAGACAATGAAGTGCAACCCGACACGTGTGATTGCTAAACAGAACAGTCGAACCCTTGACACACTTAAAACAATTGCCAAAGATACAGCTATACGAGAACTGCGAAAGCAAACTGCCGATATCGTGAATCGCTCTCGAAATAAAATGTATTTGGCAATGCTGCAGGCTGGACTTTCTGTAAGGACCATAATGCGTGTACAAAACGAGCTGCTCAACACTGTAGAACCATGGTATGCACAGTTCGTAGCAAGCAACGACAGCTCAGAAGCAGGAGAGGGAGTTGCTGACTTTGCTCTTCAGCAGAAGCTCAAGGAATACAACATTGAGTTTATGCCTGTAAAAGATGAGCTGTAAAGGCTGAGTTGGACGATTCGATAAGATTGTGAATGGAGAGAATGAAAATGACTGACGGAAAAGCGATTGCTATATTCACAGGCTTAAAGATGATGGTAGGGACGGAAGCAAAGGAAGCATGTGATATTGCAATCTCTGCCATACGAGAGCGTGAGGAACGGATAAAAGGGTGCAAATATTGTACAGGCTGTACAGACGTTGTACTGAATGTGGTAGAGGGAGCAACGGCATTTGAGGTTGGATTTAATTTCTGCCCCATGTGTGGCAGAAATTTGAAAGGGGAAGACAATGGCAAGGCTGATTGATGCGAATGCGCTGTCGAAAAAATGGCAGGATATGCTTGATATTAAAACCGGAGAAAAAGAAGAAATCGCAGTATATAAAATTTTCGAGATACTCATCAAAAGGTTGAGCCAAGAACCAACCATCGACCCAGTGCACGCTTCTGGCGCGTGCTACTGTTGGGAGTGCACTTTCTGGAACAGGCACGATGATATACTTCCAGATGGTAGATTTCTAGATTGGGGTTATTGCTCAAAAATGCTTGATTCCGACAGTGAAATTGAAATCACAACCCTTGAGAACGATTTTTGCAGCTGTGGACAGCGCCGGGAGGAGGCAGAGCATGAATGAGTTTGAACGGCAGATTTATGCAGGTATGAAATCCACAGACCGTGTCTCGCTCTGGGTGGCTAAGTGCATGGAGCTTGCAGAGTTCTCATGTATTTTAACGAATGAAGACATCGATTTAATTGCTATGGTGTACAAAAATATGCGAAAGAAAGAGGACTCATGCGAGAAATAGAAGTATATGAAATGAAAAGAGTACCACGCAATTGCTCCACATGCCTGTACGGCGGAGGCATTGGCTGCGGGAATGCAAATGTAGGAAAAGGGTTTTTGGGTTATCTGTACGGATTGAAAGATTGCCCATATTATTGGCTCGACCAGAATCGATTTGAACCCGTTGATGGTCGCAGATGGTAGAAAAATCAATACTCAATAAGGCATAAAAGACCTTTTGTGAAATTTTTCAAAAATTTTTGCAAAAGGTCTTTACATTTGTTGCAATCTGAGTATAATAATACTTGTAAGGAAAACAACACCAACCAAACGGAGGAAAGAAAGGTGGGAGAAAGATAACAACCGCGTAATTCTTGAAAGAGATTTTTAAACAACAGGCTGTCCTATCGGCACACGGGGAGAAAGGGAAACATTATGAACTACAAAATCACTATCACGGAAATTCACAAGGCAGTTGTTGACATCGAAGCGAACAGCCATGATGAGGCACTGAGGAGGGTTGAGGAAGAATACTGGAACAGCCCGAACGATTACGTGTTGGAGCCGAAGGACACATTCTTTGAGTGAGCCGAAATACACAAACACCCGCCTGATGAGAGCTGGATGGTAACCAGCCGAAACCACCTCACAGCCAGTGAGGCAAGGTCGTGGGAAGCCACAAAAATAAATTGTAAAAATCTTGCAAAAGGTCTTTACAATTCGCAATATCATCGGTATAATGATAATTGTAAAGAGCGGATGGCTCTTAAAATGACATCACAAAGGAGAATGTATCATGGAAATGAATGAATCAATCGTAAAGAAAATTCAAAAACTTTTGGCTCTCGCAGACAAAGCTCGCAATAATAGTGAAGAAGAAGCTCAGGCTGCACTTCTTAAAGCTCAAGAACTGATGGCACAATATGGTGTCGAAACAAGCATGGTGGATGGTGTTCAAGACAAAGTTTCGTATGGTCTTGAGACTTGCGTTCACAAAGGAGACAAAGGATTCCGCTGTCAGCTTGCTACGATTATTGCTCGCAATTTCCGTTGCAAGGCAATTCTTCTTGAAAATAAACAGGTTGCATTTTTCGGTTGGGCTCAAGATGCCAAGGTAGCAAAATCTGCTTTTGAATACGCATATCATTTTGCAAAGAAAATGGGTGATAGGTGTGTTGCTCAGGCTCGTCGAAATTGTGAAGACCCAAAGAATGTGTTCAATAGCTATGTTTCCGGATTTCTTTCTGGCATTAGACAGAAGCTGGATGTTCAGTGTACTGCACTTGTTCTTGTTGTTCCTGAAGATGTTAAACAAGAATTCTATAAGCAGTTTCCATCACTGAAAAACCATAAGGGTGGTTTGACAACAAAAGGCTTCCTCCGTAAAGATGTGTATGAGCAGGGTGTATACGATGGCAAATCCTGCATGGATAAGCGAAGCATTGGTGCATGAAAGGGGTATTACAATGATGAGACAAAAATATGACGACACATTTGTAGAGCAAGAAGCGCATTATTTAATCCTGAAATTTGCAAGCTATTCACAAGTTGCTCAAAAGTTCAATGTCCCACTGAGCACTGTTGGTTGGCACATGAAGTATCGTTTACAGAAACTCAATCCCGCATTGCATAGTCAGGTGATGTCAGTCGTTGGGTTGCATTACAGATTTCGCAAAGAAATTTGGGATATTCTTCACATCGAGCAAAAATAAATTTGAAAAGTCTTTACATTTATTGTAAAATCGGTACAATGATAATTGTAGGGAAACCTGTTAAAACTGGAGGTATAAAAATGGCACGCGTTCGTATGTATTATTTCAACATCTATTCTGAGACTGAGCTTCTTGGTTCTGTAAAAGCTGAGACCGCTATCAAGGCCGAAGAGGCTGCTGCGGATATCTGCCAAAAGAACGGCACGGATATTCATGAGTTCACCGCGAAGCGAGTCACATCCAGCGGAGCTGCTGAACCCATGGTGGTCGTGGAAAAATCAGAGGGTGAAATTACTCCTACGAAAGAAGAAGCCCACACAGAGGAAAATTCGGCAAATAAAACGGTGACTGTTGATTTCTCTAAGGCAGCTGAGGAGCCTGAAAAGGAGAAAAAGCCTGTCAAGCGTGATGACGATGGTACTGCTACTGAAAAGCAGCTTGCCACATATGCTGACCTCAAGCAGATTATCACAAAATGGGACAACGCAAAGCGTGATGGTGTTCGTACAAAGTACTCCATCAATACGGATGGTTTCATGATTGTAAAAGCTGTTGCTGTCACGAAGGACGGAACAATTCGCAAGCGTGAACTCATCATTGGCCGTGGCGGTGCTATTCGTGCGTATGGTAAAAAGCCTCGTGGCACAGAAAAGCTGATGATGGCCCTCAAAGACGTTGAAAGATTCTGTTTCTCCGAAAAGGAAATCTGAGGTGTAAAAGCACGAAAGGCTACGAATAGTTAAGATTTTTCCAATGACTGCTCGTGGCCTTTTTATTTTTTGGACTTTTTTCCCGTGTTCCGGCTCTTGTGTTTGAAGTCGGACGGATATATAATAGGTACACATACTGTGGAGGGTATTATGATGAATGTTCTTTTTGATTGTCTGAAGAAAGCAGTTGGGGCTATTACAAAACCGTTAATTGTATTTCTATTCTTCTTCACTCCATACATTGCAATTGCGGTTGACCGATACGCTTTCATGGAACGCGGCTATATGGCATTTGGTGGTGAGATGGCAATCCCAGTGATATGCTACATAGCAATGTACCTTTTGATGGAAATTGATGAATCTGTAAACCCAAAGAAAGGAAATCGTAAATGAAAACCAAATCAAGGGATAGATTGTACTGTGGCGTGGATGAAGAGAAAATCCTTTGTGCTGAGCCAATACTGAATGATAAGAATATGTCACATCTGCTCACTTTTATTGTTGAGCGATACAGAGTTCATTTGCGAAAAGACATCAAGCATCTTCCTGGACCTTGGACAAAGGACAAAGTCATCTCACAATACAGGTTTACAAATATTCGTAGAGAGCATGACAAGCAAACTCAGTATCTCATTAAATACATCAGCACAAATGAACGTCTTACACTTGAAGAAAAAATTCTCAATACATTTCTATTTCGAGCCTGGAATAATTGGTCAACAATGTACAGTTTTGGTGGACCATGGACAGCCGAAATGATTTATGACCCAGCATTAAAGGAATGCGCACGTGAAATCTATCATCGCATTTTAAAGAAAGACCCAGAACGAAAATGGTGGTCATCAGCATACAATCAAGGCGGCACAAAGCAGTCCTGGAGGTATCCGCACGAAATTGGAAAAGACAAAGAATTTGATATCCCTTTACGAGTATTCCATATCGGACCATGGCTCAAAGAGGGAAACATTGTAGGAAGACTCTTAGATGCTGTAGACCAACAGGAGGCTTTCAATGTTATCAAGTCTGTAAGAGGCTTTGCTGATTTTTTGGCTTATCAGGTTTTTGTAGACCTTACTTATATAAAGACGTTTCCGTTTTCTGAGAATGAATTTGTTGTGGCTGGTCCAGGATGCAAAAAAGGACTCGAATATGTCTTCGATGACTTCGATGGGTTGAACTATGAGGAAGCCTTGTTCTACCTTAGAGACCGAATAGATGACTATTTCATCAATCATCTTGCTAATACAGACTACAGTGGGCCTATTTGGTGCCCAGAGGAACTGTTCAGGGATTTACCAAGGTACGATAGAAAAATGAACGTGATGAGCCTGGAGAACTGTTTCTGTGAGCTGAGCAAATACATTAGGACAATAGAGGGCACTGGTCGTCCTCGAGTCAAATACAAAATACCTGAGGAGAGATAAAAATGGAAAATCGTATTCAAAAAGTCTGTAAAGAATGTCATAAGCCTTTTTCAATCAGTGATGGTGAACTCAATTGGCTGAAAGAAAAAGGGCTCATGCCCTTTGAGCGTTGCTCTGCATGTCGGAAGAAACGTCGTGATGAGAAGATAGCAAAGGAGAACAAAACCAATGGGCAATAGAAGAATGACCACTGAAGAATACTTTAACCTTGCGCATGAATATGCATTGAAGTTCTCTGGGTGTACAAAAGTCAAAGTTGGCTCTATTATAACAAGCTCTAATGGAAGCATCATTGCTTTTGGCGCAAATGCTGCTATTCCAGATTTATGCCGTTACAGAGGTTGTTTGCGTATTGAAAAATATGGTGACAACGCAAAAGCTCATAGACTCCCATCTGATTGCCGAGCACTTCATAGTGAAATTGATGCTATCTGTCATGTTTCTGGTACCTGCAACGCTCCAAAAGTCATCTATGTAACTCGCTATCCATGTGAAGCATGTGCGAGAGCTATTGTTGCCGCAGGAATTCTCAGGGTTGTATATGGACGTAGCGAAAGCATCAGCGAAGAGACTGTGAGAATATTTGAGTCAGCAAATGTAGAAGTGGTTCATGCATGGTCTTGGACTGCGGAGGACAATAATACATAAAGGGGCTGTGATTGTGTTGGTGTTAACAAGCGAACAATGGGAAGATGAAACCCTTGAAGCAGCAAGAAAAACATACGGTGCTCGGAATCAGATTCTTGTAAGTATTGAAGAGTTAAACGAGCTGGCATGTGTACTTGCAAAGTACCCAAGATATGATTCTGAAGAAAAAGCAAGAGCAGAACTCTATGAGAAAGCACTCGATGAAGTTGCGGATGTAGAAATCATTCTGAAGCATGTCAAAGCAATCTTGGGTATTGACTCTGAAGACCTATCACGAAGAAAGACCTCAAAAATTGAGCGCCTCAATCGTTGGTTATACAAGAGCAAGAGCATGCAAGTGACAACCGAAGACCGCATTATTGTTGAGGAGTAATATGATGAGGCTTTCTGACTTCAACAGCTTGATTGGGCAAGACAGCTATGTGCGCTGCATGGATAAAAAGCGCATTGATACTGCTATTGTATCAGAGAGAGCTGCAGATGCACATGTGTCCAATGGTGGCCAAATTGGTTGGTGGGTTCGCACCGGATACATTGTTGTAGACATTGACGAGGGCAAGGAGGAAGCCCTCAAGATTGTCAAGGAGATGAAGCTCAAGACTCTCATGTGTAAAACCCCGAAAGGGCTTCATTTATACTTTAAGACAACAAAAGACTTTCCTCAGCGTATAGGCATGGTTCTGCCCTGTGGTTTGAAATGTGACTTTCGCTGTGCAAATAAAGGCTATGTGCTTTTGCCATGGGGGACAGAAAACAGAAAGTTTAACAACTGCAGAAAAGTTGCAGAGCTTCCACTTGAGTTCACTCCGATGCCAAATCGGAAAGATTCATTGCTGGGTCTTAAAGAGGGTGATGGTAGGAACGCCACCCTCTTTGCACATCTTATGGCCTATAAAAACAGAGGCGCTGATGATGAACAAATCGAAGAGATGGCACATGTCATCAATACGATTGTATTCACACAGCCAATGGCTGAAGATGAGCTACAAAAGATTATTAAAAATACACGCAAATATGAAGCAAGTGAACAAGGAGACAACCCATATCTCATCTATAATAGCAAAGGAAACCCAACGAATGTCAATAGCCGTGCAATATGTGACTATTTTGTAAATAGGGGAGATATCTTTGTACTTGGTGGAGAAGCCTACCAATACAGAGAGGGTGTGTACGTAGAGGCCAGCAGCTTTGTTCGAAATACAATCAAAGACATGATAATGGTTGACAATTTGATTACTCAAGCAAGAATCATGGAGTGCTTCCGTTTGATTGTTGACGATACCCGAATACAAAAAGAGCCAAGAGACCTTAACAAAGACCGGAATCTTATCAACTTCAAGAATGGTGTTTGGGATATTCAACAAAAGAAGCTGCTTCCTCATGACAGCAAGTATCTTCAGACACTGCAGATTCCACATGAGGTTTGTGAATATACACCGTTTGTCAAAACTCGTTTGTATAGGTTTTTTGTAAAAACAGGGCTTGGAAAAGAAGATATCAAAATGGCTCTGAAATACATGGCGTATTGTTTGACTCTCGATTATGGGCTAAAGACTTTCATGATTCTATGTGGTCAATCAAATACAGGCAAATCGGTATTGTTGAGATTCATTGAAAATCTTGTTGGCAGAGAAAACGTATCGTCTCTGAGCATGCATGAATTGAGCATGCGATTCTATCCAGCACAATTATACAATACACTTTTAAACTCCTGCGGTGATAACGGGTCATTGCCTTTGTCAAGTATTGAAAACCTTAAGAAGATAACAGGCGGCGACCAAATCATGCATGAGAAAAAAGGCAAGGAACCATTCTTCTTTGTACCATTTTGTAAACTGATTTTCTCGTTCAATCAGTTGCCTTTACAGCTTGAAGAAAAATCAAATGCTTTTTACAAGCGTATGCGCATTCTGTATATGAACAAAGAGCTATTTCTTAACAATGAATATGTAAATGACCTCTGCAGTGAAGAGAGTGCACAAGAAATAATCCCATATCTGCTCAGCCTACTTCCTGTGAGTTCCATTCCAAGAACTGACCGCAGCAATCGTATGGTCGAGGGGTTGCGTCAAGACTCTGATAGCATTCATGCATTCCTTGTCAAGAAATGTAAGAAAGACCCCGAAGCCTTTATTGAAAAGGGTGCATTATATGAAGCATATGCTCAATTCTGCATTGATAGTGGACGCGAATCTCACAAAAAGCACGGATTCATGAGGAATATGCGCTCTCTTGGATTCAATGAATACAGAAACCCGAAGACAAGAGAAGCCTGTTGGAAAGGAATCACACTCAGGTCATACGGAAAGCGTGGTGTGAGGAATGGATAATTGGTTCCCTATACCAGGATATGAGGGCGTGTATTGGATAACAAAATCTGGAAAAGTAAGAAATGCCAAGGGCCATGTACTTACACCTGTTGGTGATGAAACAATAGGGTATAGGGTTGAATTACGAAACAATGGTCAACGCAATAGAGTATTTGTTTCTGACTTGCTTGCTAAAACATTTGGAGGTATATGATGAATATACAACTCACATTTAGAGCTTGCTTAGAGCTGTTGAAAAAACAACCAAAAGGCTCAAGCATAGCTGTTGGGAAAACTCAGGTATCCTGTGAGGAAGCATATAATGCTTTAAATAGAGTTACAGGATGGTGCTTTCCAGGGCTTGACAGCATTCAATTTGAAAAGATAGTACACTGCCGAGAGTGCGAAAACTACCGGAAATTTCGCAAAAAAGGTGCTCCAAAAAAGACAGCACGATACCTTTGTGCGCTCGATAAGATTCACAGAGAGCCATGGTACTACTGTGGGGATGCAAAAGAAAGGAGGAAGACTGATGAATGACAATTTCTATGAGCTGCACTTGAAGCAATTGAGGGAGAAAGAAGAGAAATCCCGTGAAGCGATTCTAAACTCTATGTTTGAGCGTGCCAAAAAGGCAAAACCAAAGGGAAGCTACATTGTGTATTCTAGTTTCAAACGAGAGCTTGAAGTCCTTCCGCTTTCGAATAGAGAGTATCAAAAAGCCATCATCCGTTTGGCAGATATTCTGAGGGTATAACCATGAATAGCCTTAACGAACAAAAAGGAACCACAGTGAGCAAACTCGAACTGACTCTGCACATGGCAAAAAAGGCTTTGCAACGTGTGGTAGATGAAAACCCGAAAGCAGGTGTCATCGTTGCAAAGGGGAAGAAAAATGAAACCCGCTTGAGATATAGTGAAGCTATACAAGTGATAGAAATGATAGATGACTACTTTGCTATGAAAGGCTGTAAGAGCTTTGGTATTTGTGGCACTTGTACAAGATTCAATAACAAAGGTCAGACACCGGATTGGTTTGGTGTTTGTGGAGGCAAAGAGGTACATGTTTTTGATACATGTCAACAGCACAGCAGAAAAGGAGGAGGATTTGGATTATGACAATACTTGACAGGCTCACAAAAGAAAAGATAATTGGGTATTGTGTTGCACACTTTCATAAGGGTGATGCAGTTCCTCCACGTAGAATGCTGAGAAAACTTGGCCTTGATAAAAATCGCAATTTCTTTGGCAAAGCTGTTGATAAAGAGCTGGTATTGCTTTCTCTCGCATGTATTGAAAACCCTGATGCAGATAACAGGCTCTTTACAATTGGCTCTCGATATGTTATACTTGAAGACGGGGTGAAATAGATGATTTTCAAGTATGCTACAATAGATATTGAGACCACTGGCCTTAACAGGTACAAAGACAGCATAACTTTCATCGGAGTTGGATTGTCAGAGGACATTGGCCTACCAATAAAGAAAGGTTACATTTTTAATGTACAAAAGCCAGACCAAGTTGTGAAATTCAAAGAGCTTTGCCAAAAGCTGCGAAAGAAAAAAGTGCGAACAGTTTTTCAGAATGGTAAATTTGATACACTGTTCATTGAAGTCAAATACAATGTCAGACTGCCAATACATGAAGATGTAATGCTTTTAGCAACAGCATATGACCTTGCTGCAGAACATGGCTTGAAAGATATGGCAAAGAAATATTTGGGTGTTCCAGATTGGGATATCTCAAAGAAAGAAAAAACTTCAGGTGCAAAAAGTATTGTTCCGTATCTTAAAAAAGACGTCAAATACACATGGGAATTGTTCTGTTTCTTTATGCATGTAGTGAGTGAGCAACAACTCAAAGTCTATGAGCAGCTACTGCGACCAGCTTATTGTATGTATAGAGATGTAGAGCGCAATGGTCTATTTATAGACTTGAAAGCATTAAAGCCTGTACAAAAGAAATACCTTAACGAAGAAAAAGAACTTTTAACACAGCTCAAGCAGCATTACGACATCAATTGGGCAAGCTCAGCTCAGGTTTCACATGTGCTCTATGACCTTGAAAATATGCCAGTGTTTGAGAAAACCCCGAAAGGTGCTCCGTCTACTTCTGCATCAGCGCTCAGAAAACTTGCTATGAAAGGGTACGAAATCCCAACAATACTCATGAAGTATAAGGATGCTGCAACAAGAAACAAGATGTTTCTTAACAGATGGGAGGGTGACTCGTATGAAAGCCGGATTCATCCGAGCTTCAATCTGACAAATGTAGTCTCAGGTCGTACGTCTTGCAATAACCCAAATCTACAGCAAGTTCCTCGAACAAAAGACATTCGTGGTTTATTCAGTGGTGCACCAGGAATGGTTCTATTTGAGGCTGACTATTCACAGCTGGAGCTTAGAATTGCGGCTCATTATGCCAACGAAAAGACTATGCTGAGAATATATCATGAGGGTGGAGATATACATACAGAGACAGCGAAGTTATTCACTGGTGGAAGAGAGCCTACAAAGGAAGAACGTGGCAAAGCAAAAGCAGTCAATTTCGGGTTTCTGTATGGTATGATGGCAAAGAAATTCGTAGCATATGCACTAAATAGCTATGGTCAAACTTTTACAGCTCAAGAAGCTGAACACGTGCGTCAATTGTTTTTCGCAAAATATGCTAGGCTTTTGCCTTGGCATAAAGAACAGGAGGAGCTGTGTGAGTTGCAAGGTGGTGTGAGCAATTTGTTTGGTCGATTTAGAAAACTACCTTTAATATACTCACAAAATCGTTGGGAAAGAGCAAGTGCTGCAAGAAGAGCAATTAACACTCCTGTTCAGGGTTCAGGCTCAGACCTGCTGATATCGGCGGCGACCCAGATAAATCGAGAACTCAAAGGTATCGCTGTGATTGGTGCAACTGTACATGACTCTATCATTGGTGAATGTCGTATAGAGGACAAAGATTACGTTGATTCGGTCATTCGTAGAATTATGCTTCACCCACAAGTCCTCGATGATTTCGGGGTTGAGCTGAGAGTTCCTCTTGATATTGATATTGGTTGGGGACCATGGGGAACACATTAAACTTTAAAATAATTAGAAAAGCAAAGAAAACAGTAGAAAACAAAAGAAAATAGAGCCTATTCGCAATATAAATCATCCAAAATTGGCCTTTTTTGGCATTTACTTAGAGCAATATTTGCCGTATACTATATTCACAGGGAAAACAAAACACCCTAAACAACAAGGAGGAAACAACAATGGCAGCTATCACTCGTAAAAAGGGCGAGACCGTCCATATGTATGCTTTTACTGGCATGTATCTGGGCGAGTTCGAAATCACCGCAAGCGACAAGAAGACAATCAGCATCGTTCAGAAGAACGGCCGCACGACCAAGTTCGACCGCGAAACTGGCAAGCAAGTGGATGCAAAGACCCCGCGCTGTGCTTCCCGCGTGACTGAGGAAAAGGAGCCTGAAAAGAAAAAGGCAGCTTCCAAGAAGTCCAAGAAAGAAGAGGTCAAGAAGCCCGTCAAGAAGACGGCAAAGAAAGCCAAGCCCGAGCCCGAGCCTGAGGAAGACGAGGATGAGGAAGAGGATGACGATGAGGAGTACGAGGACGCGTAACTTCATCGTTGGGGAGTAGTATACTCCCCAGTATAATGCAGCTTGTATTCAATTTTGGTATACAAACGGTGACAAGCCCGTGCAAATGCAGAGTCATGGCAGGTGAGTGCATTTAAATGCTTGGCATCAATTTGGACATACCTCCAGTGTGGCCTCATTCCTCCAGGAGTCTCACCGCTTCTGGAGGCCTCCAATGGGATATCGCCAAGTGGTAAGGCACGGGACTTTGACTCCCGCATTCCGCTGGTTCGAATCCAGCTATCCCAACCAGCCCGAAAGGGTAAAATTAAATAGCTCACATCCCAGATGGTGAGCACAAAACAGAGCCGCCCTGACCCGTCATCGGGGCGTCTTCTCGGAGGAGTAGCTTAATCGGAAAAGCCCCGGAGCTCCACAACGATTCAGGGTTGTTGTCAGTTCGAATCTGACCTCCTCCAAATTGATTATAAGGAGAGCAGCATGAAGATTTCATATTCTAGATTTTCTTCATATTTGCGATGTCCATACAGGCACTATCTTGGGTACTACGAATGCTTGAGAGCGAAGAAGCCTGTGAGACCCCTATACTTTGGGACAGATTTTCACAAACTTCTTGAACTTCGCAATGACCCAGAAAAACTTGCTGAAGCCCAAAAAGCTATTGGGGAACAGTATTATGAGTTGAAACCACAATGGCAAGAAGAACTCGGAGAAGACTACTTGTTTGAGCTTCAGTGCATTTTCTCAGATTATATGGAAATCTATAAAGATGCTCCACAGCCAACACAAACAGAACGTCCTTTTGAGCTTGAAATTTGTAATGTAAAAGGCGAACCAGTCATATTCAACGGAGTTATTGACGAACTTTACAAATATCGTCACAAGGGCGAAAAGATGTGCAAACTTGGGGAGCATAAAACTTTCAATAGAAAGCCAGACCAGAATGTTCTTATAATGAATACTCAAAAAAACTTATACGCAAAAGCTGTTCAGATGATGACGGGAGTACTTCCGAAATCTGTGATATGGGATTACATACATTCTACTCCTGCTTCAATGCCAATTTGGCTACCGAAATCCAACCGATTCAGCAAAGCAAAAAGTAACAATATCACACCTTTTTCTTGGAGAAGAGCTTGTGAACTCCGAGGAATAAAGGACATAAAAGTTCTGCAAGAGGGAAATGATTATGCAGCAAATGTGAGCAATTTTTTCTTCCGATGCGAGCTTGATATTGTACCCTATATGGTTGAAAATGTTTGGGAGGGGTTTGTCTATACTTGTCGGGATATCGTTCGGCAAGGGCATAAAAATAAGACAAAGAATATGACTCCTGATTGCAAGTTTTGTTCATACAGGGATATCTGTTTCACTGAGTTGACTCAAGGTGATTTAAAGCATCTTATTGAGCATGACTACGAAGTTCATCCACGAGATGATGTTGTAGTGATAGGAGAGGAGTAAAACATGGGTCTTTTAGAAAAAGCTGTTGACATCGAAGAGCTTGGTCAGCACAGATTCGTTACAATTTACGGAAAATCTGGCTCTGGTAAAACTGAGCTTGGTTCTACTTTCCCTAAACCAATGTTGTATCTACAAGTTGGTGATGACGGGAGCAACACAATCAAAAAGAAAAAGGGTATCCGAGGTCTACACATTAAAAATCTCAGTGAGCTGAAATCTGTTCTGCAAGAGCTTATTGGCATGGCAGAAAAAGGCAGGTTGAAATACAAAACAGTTTTTGCTGACACATTCTCAATGGTCACAAATATATGGGTCAAAGAAAACGCTGTTGATAAGAATAAGAAAATGACCCAGCAGATGTGGGGTGACCTCAAATCTGACACGGAAGAACTGATTCGTTTGGGTCATCAGCTTGCTGAATACTGTTGGGTGCTATTCAGCTGCCATGAAGTTGGAGATGCTTTTGAGGGCATTGAAGATGAGATTCTTCCGGAGATTCACCCAAGTACAACAAAAGGTGCGAGAACATACCTTGAGGGGATGTCAAACTATGGTCTACATACTCTCATTAAGAAAAAGGATGTCACCATTGACGGGGTTGAAAAGACTGTACCAGTTTACATCACCCAAATTGGGCCAAATCCATACTATTGGACAAAGCTGCAAAAACCAAAGGAGCTCAAAGTTCCGACGCAAGTTAGAAATTTAACTTATACAAAACTAGCACAGATACTCGATATCGAGTCTGCAACATCTGACCAATAGGCAATTCGCCTTTGGATATAAACAAATATTCACGGAGGTATTACAATGGCACGAAAAATGAAAGTCGATTTCACAGGTGTTGAATCCTATCAGCGAGTGAGCGAGGGGATTCATCGGGCAAAAATTTCCGAAATTCAAGAGAAGACCTCTCAGGGCGGCGACCCGATGCTTCAGATTGCGTTTGAAGTCATTAAGGGTGATGACAAGGGGAACAAGGTCTTTGACAGCTTGGTCCTGACGGATAAGGCTCTCTGGAAATTCAAATCCCTGCTGCAAGTCCTTAACATGAAGTGCGAGGGCAAAGTTGCTGTTGACCTTGACAATATGATTGGCAAGGTTTTGGACATCAACGTTATCCATGAGGAATACAACGGAGTGACCCGAGCCAAGATTTCCGAGTATACCAAGGCCAACGACTCAAAGTCCAGCGTCGATGACGATGATGACGACGAGGATGAGGATGATTTCGATGAGGAGAATGAGGACGAAGAGGAAGAAGCTCCTAAGTCCAAGAAAAAATCATCCACAGTGAAGAAAACTCCTGCCAAGAAAAAGTCTCAGCCTGAACCGGAAGAGGACGAGGAAGACGACTGGGACGAGGATGAGGACGAGGAAGAGGAAGAAGAGAAACCCGCCCCGAAGAAAAAGGCTGCAGCCAAAAAGCCTGCTGCAAAGAAACCCGCGACCAAGAAAAAGCCCGCTCCTGCCGAAGAAGACGATGACGATGATGACGATGATGACTGGGAAGAAGACTGAATGATTTCAGGTGGAATGCCTCTCTATTGATAGAGGGGCATTCCCTATAATGGAGGATGCTATGAGAAAGAAAAAAATGTATAACCTGCTGAATTGTCTATCTACATCCCAACTTCCTCATATTTTTGTACCATCTTATAACAGACCTGAGTTTGTGACAGCAAAAATGTTTGAGAATTTCACAGATGAAGCCATTGAAAAAGTTCATATTGTTGTAAGGCAAGAGCAAGCAAAAGCGTATAGAAAGGCAAACAAAAATCTGCATATCTTACCTATACCAAAAGATTTTCATTTGCCAATCAATGGGCTAGCAAGTACTCGCCAGTTCATTTATGAATACGCTGCGGAACATCGCTATTCACTTATCATCGATATGGACGATGATATCAAGAATCTTGCATATATGTATGATGGTAAGTCTGGCTCTGGAAATCTATGTTCAAAACATGCTGTAAAAGCAGACCGAGAGAAAGACCCTTTGCTTGAACAAAAAGTTCTTACAATGGCAGGAGCCATTTCAAAAGAAGTTTTTAAGAAGCACCCAAATGTGTACCTTGGGAATATTCGTAGGCAGAGGATGTCACAGCATGTTGAAAACAGCAAACTCAAATACATCATTGATTCAGGACCTACCCCAAGACAAGTCACTCTCATAAATGTGAAAGGGCTTCACAAAGCAAAGATAAACCGTGATATGATTTTTGACCCACATGGAGATGATATTGGGTTTTGCGCAGTCATTCTTGCTAATGGCGGTCACTGTTTTAACATCCCTTGTCTTACATATGATTATGTGAGTGAAAAATGTGATAGTGTTATCCGTACTCCAGAGAATGAGAAACGGCTTCACAAATACGAATGGGATATGTTACAAAAATACCCTATACGAGACTATCTGCGCACGAGCTTTCGCGATGCTGACGGAGATTATATGTGGGGTGATATAAACTGGACAGCATTCCACAAAATCAATGGCTCAAAGCGTATCAAGGAATACTGGGAGGAATAATAGTACAATGAGAAAACAAACACCACCGTTTTCTATCCAAGTAGAACTCAATGAGGGCTGCAATCTTGGATGCAACTTCTGCGGGTTGCGTGGAATGCGGGAAGAGGGAAAAAAGCCTTGGTATCCAATGACAAAGAAAACCGCAGAACGAATTGTTTCGGAGATTGCGAGAGTCGGTTGGAATAGCCGCATCATCTTTTCTATGCATGGGGAACCCACGCTAAACCCGAATATCATTCGAATCATAAAGCTGTTTCGAAAAGCCCTCCCAAGAGCTGTTATGTCTATCATGACAAATGGTTATGGAATTGTCCATGGGTTTGGTGAAAAAGTAGATGAGTTTGAGAACATCCTGGGGCGCGTCAGAGCATTAAAAGCTGCAGGTCTCAACGATTTAATCATTGACTACTATTCTGCCAAAGGTGACGCTGCTACAATTGAAGAAAAGCTCACAAAGCTGGATACTGATATCGATATTCAGCATTTGGCTCCTGGAGTACCCCTTTATGGAAACAGCTCAAGAAAATTCAGAGTACTATTCAATCCGCCAATTCAAAAAGAGGGTGCCATCAATCGTCATCTCTGCAATCACTGTGGAGCCGCTGGACCTCTTGATATGTCCTATCAGGGTAAAAGGTGCGCAAGACCATTTAGAGAGTTGTCGCTGAGATATGATGGCTCTGTGGCTATATGCTGTAATGATTTCCGGGGTGAATACCCAATTGGCAACATCATGGAACAAGAAATTGATGAGATTTGGTACAGTAAACGATTTGAAGCTGCCCGCATTCTGTTATACGCTGGTAAAAGAAGCTTCAAGCCATGTTTAGGCTGTAATGCTCTAAGCCATAGAGTAGGATTGCTTCCTGATATGAAAGGTCAGGAAGATATGCCAGAAGCAACAGATGAAATTCTTGCTTTTGCAAAAAAGGTTTCAAAAAATTCAGAGCCTTTATGTAAAACTCTTTACAAACGTCCTTGGGAAGAGTAAAATAGGCTTACTACAATAAATTGGAGGGAAATCAATGCTCATTATTTTAGAGGGCGCTGATGGCGCAGGAAAAAGCACTATTGCAAAACGCCTCGCCCGTATTCTCAATGCTCGTATCATTCATTGCACCAAAGATACCCCGAATGACCTTGCGTATTTTCGTAGTATCTTGTACGCCTCTGAAGAGCAACACATCATTGCAGACCGATTTTGCTATGGACAATTCGTATATCAGTCTGAAGAAGAACGCAAGTTGACCCAAGATGAGTTGTATCGCCTTGAAGCTGATATGCTAAATATGGGTGCAAAAGTTGTCTATGTGACTGCCTCCGAAAAAACAATTGAGACACGCCTTAACAAGCGGAATGAAATTCCAATGTATCCTGTAAAAGAACTGCTGGAACGGTTTGATACAGTCATGAAGCAATCCACACTTCAAATTGAAATCTGGAGGACGTAAATATGATTTTCAATCCTGAAACATTCAAGCAAGCTGTCAAAGAGCTTGAGCTTGAAACCCTTTACAACAAGACTGACCGTGTATGTGGTGATGGTGACATCGACAACTACCTTGTCGCAGAAACTGTAAACGATGCTTGGGAATACTGGTATGCAGCTTTGACAGCGCAAGCCTGGGATTCAGAAAAGGTTGCTGAAAGTCGTGATGGTGCTGTTGCAGCTGAAATTCTCAATGCAATTACAGTCATCAAAAACCCGACACGCATGATTGTAAACAGCAAAGCAAGAAAAATGCCTATGCGCTATGCAGTAGGAGAGCTGCTTTGGTATCTTTCTGGCTCAAACAAATTGCGTGATATACAGTATTTCAGCAGTGCTTGGGACCGCATGTCTGATGATGGTGAAACTGTCAACAGCTGTTATGGGCACAAAATCCAGTCATTCTATGGGTTTGACCAATGGCAAGACGTCATTGAGCGTTTGACTCAAGACCCTAACAGTCGCCAAGCTGTTATTCACATCAAAAATCCGAGAGCAATCACTGACCCTACAAAAGATACTCCGTGCACATTGTCCTTGCAGTTTCTTATCCGCAATAATCGTCTCAATTTGACGGTCACTATGCGTTCCAATGATGTTTGGACCGGAGTTCCATATGACATGTTCAGTTTCTGTTCGATGCAAGTGATGATGGCAATGCGCCTTGGGGTTGAGGTTGGTACTTATGTACATCAGGCTGCTTCGCTTCACCTTTACGAACGAAATGCGCCTCAAAAGCCGGAAAACCCTATCAAAGCAAAAAAGCGTTCGTCAAGCAAACCGCAGGAGGAAAACCATGAGAAATCCACACCCGAAGTTTCTCAAGGGCAAGCCGGAGTATTACAAGAAAATTCTGCTCAAAACAATTGACAATGACAGGATTTCCTGGGTTCACTTTTGCTATGTACCTGTGGAAATCTGGGAGGAATTTCAAAGCTCAACAAATGCTGATGGGTGTGATATTGGGGGCTGGCTTTCAAAATGGGCAAAGGAAGAATTTGACCTTGCATTACACATGGCCAGACGAGAAGACATTGAGACACTCAAGAAAGCAATCATTATTTCATATCAAGATAGATATTATGAGTTGTACAGCCCAACATTGGGAAAAGCACGTCCACCAATGTATGGTATCATTAAAAACTGGACGTCACTACATATGAAGATGGAGGCCGCAAAATATGGCTATTTCAAAAAGTGAGATGGATACACTGCCCAAGATTGTTGCAATTGATTTTGATGGTACCTTGGTATCTGACAATTACCCGAATATTGGTTCGCCCAATACGTTTATGTTTCGACTCTGCAAGGCTCTACAAAAATCTGGTGTGAAACTTATCCTTTGGACTTGTAGAGATAGCAAGTATCTTTTGGAAGCTGTAGACTACTGTGCTCATCGGGGTTTGTTCTTTGATGCAGTGAATGTGAATCTCCCAGAGACTATCAAGATGTTTAACAATGATACACGAAAAATCTATGCAGATTTATACATTGATGACAAAGCAATCCCCCATATTCAAGACCCGCTATTTTGGGTTGAGCGCGTTGGCCTTGAGCCACAGGACTTCAGAAATCTTGCTTTCGGGGGTGATTGATTGCCTCGTGAATCATCAATTCAGAGCAGTGTTCTTAGGTATCTTAACAGCTTGCCTGGATGCATTGCAGAGAATGTTTCTGGGAACAGTGCTCAGTCTGGCCGTGCTGACATCAACGGTTGCTTTCAGGGTCGTGCATTTCGCATTGAACTGAAAACCGTTGATAATGGTAATACACCCACGAAAAAGCAGCTGCACGAGCTACTCAAATGGCAAGTCGCTGGAGCTATTGTAATGGTTGCATACACTCTTGAAGATGTCAAAGCAATATTTTCTAGAGAGGGTCTATCTGTCAATGGTTGGATTAAACATTATGGGGAAGACATGGATGCATTTTGTTGTGTTCATAAATCTGACCAATTGATACGCACAAAACTTTCAGAATTCATTGATTAGGAGATGACTACATGAATTCAACAGCTATCAATCTTGTATGTGACAAAGGCTGCAAAAGAAATTTTACAGTTCACCGAATGATTCGCAGAAGACTTGACAATGGAGTTGATGGGTATTATATCAAATGCCCAAAGTGCGGTCATAAGTATAGGGTGTTTTACAGCAATACAGAGTACCAAAAAATTCAAAAGCAGCTACACAGCAATTCAATCAGCATAGAAGAAAGAAGCAGACTTCTAGAACGGTTACAACAGATTTCAGAGGAGTTAAACAAAGAGTATGACCCGAAAGTATAAGGGATTCATATTTAAGACAAAGCCTTGGGAACATCAACTCAAGGCTTTGTCCTATTTAATGGAACGAGACAATGGTGCCCTTTACACTGACCCTGGAACAGGAAAAACAAAAGTGATGCTAGACCTCATTGTTAACAAAGGCTGGCGACGAGGAATCATTGTTGCCCCTCCAAAAGCATGTGAAGTGTGGGAGAAGCAGTTCAAAATTCACACAGATATACAATCAAATTTCATCTATAATCTTCGTGAGCTCTCCACCGTTAAAAAGGTTGAACTGATGAATAAGCTCTGTCCAAAAGGAAAAAGAGGCATAAATCAGGAGACTATGATTCTTCTTGTAAATTATGAGAGTATATGGCGCAAGCCATTTGAAGAAACTCTTTTTAGAAAAAGTGCTGGATTGGAATTTATAATATGTGATGAAAGTCACCATATAAAAACTCCATCAAGTAAATGCTCAATGTGCTTGCGAAGACTTGGAAGTATTGTTCCGCATCGTTTCCTTGTAACAGGTACTCCACTTGCAGAAAACCCAATGGACATCTATGCGCAGTACAGGTTTCTTGACCCCAGCATTTTTGGCACCAGCTTTTCGGATTTCAAAGCCATGTACCAGAACATTGACCCTATACTGACCGCAAAAGTTGGTTACACTGTACTTGACAAGAAACAGCCCTACAAGAATCTTGATGACTTGGCACACAAGATGTATTCCTGTGCGTTCTCAATCAAGTCCTCGGTCAAATTGCCGGGGCGGCGTAACATCATTCGCTCGTACACACTTTCCACCAAGGCTCAAAAGGTCTACCGCGACCTGGACAAAGAGGGGTTGTACCTTAACAAAAAGGGGGCCACGGAAATCAAGGCTGTGATTAGCAAGGTGCTCCGGCTCCAGCAAGTTTGTTGCGGGTTTGTACCTGTTGAAGACCCGGAGGGGGACAAGACTGTCATCTCTATAGACCATGACCGGGCTGAACTGCTGGAGGAAATGCTGTCTGAGTTCTCCCCACGGGAGCCTGTGGTCATCTTTGCGACGTTTCGGCACGACTTTGATGAAATACGGTCTGTGTGCGAAAGGCTTGGCAGGCGGTACACAGAGGTCTCAGGCGTTGATGACACGATGGACCGCTGGATACAGGGCAAGGCCGATGTGATTGCGGTGCAGTACAGGTCGGGCAGTGAGAGTATAGACCTGACCCGTGCCCGCTATCTCATCTATTATAGCCTTAACATCAGCCTCGCGCTGTTCTCACAAAGCAAGAAGCGCATTCATCGACCGGGGCAGACCCGGCCTGTGACCTATTATTATATCATTGCAGACTTGCCAGCGTGCAGAGGCAAACCTATACCCAGCAAAGACAGGCAGATTCTGAGAGCGCTGAAGCTGAAGAAAGACGTCATTGAGTATATTGCACAACAAGAAAAAGAGGCTGGGGTATAACCCCGGCCTCTCTTATATTTTGACTTATTCAAAAAATGTATCTTCCGGCTCAAGTAAATAATCGTTTGGGTTTTCCCAGTATTTCGTCTCGACCTTTGCTTTGGCCTCCTCAAAGCTCTCCGCCTCGACACCGACAACTGCCTTGTGGATTTCCTTAATGGTGATTTTGTAATACATTCTTCCTTGCTCCTATCATGTCATATTTTGTAAGGTTTGTTCTTCCTTACAAGCATTAGTATACCGATAAGATGCATAAATGTAAAGAGGGTTTTGTAATATTTTAAGAGATTTTGCAACGAGTCAACTCAGTCTGTTTTTCAGTATTAAACTCAGTATGTGCCTTGATTGTTCCTTTGATAGTAACTTTGCCATCATCAATGGCTTTCCCAGTCTTCCAGGTGAATATATTTCCGTCATCAGTTGTAAATTTGTAAAGGTACCCAGGACCAAAATCACTGTACCAAGAAGCAACACATTTACAATTAGCAGCAATCTCAACACGCTGACCAATTTCACCAACCCAATTTGAATTGGGCTTATTTGCTTTTGCAGCTTCACGAGCCAAACGTGCGGCTTCCTTTTCCATAGCCTTGAAGTGCGCAGGAATCAAGGAAGCAATAATGCCAAAATCACGAGATTCACAATACTCACGAGAACACGCAATTTTGAGGTTGTGGATATACCCAAAGTCATCATCTTGAGTATTCAGCCATTGGAGAGCAGTAGCAATGGTGTTCTCATTTTCTTCGGTGCAAGCTTCAAATCTTACAGATTCCATTTCCTTGCGTTCCTGAGCATTCGGACGAACCATGTACCCAAAAGCTCGACAAGAAGTGGGAGTACCATTGTAACCAGCATTGGCTTTGCTAAGATAGCCAAAGTGCTTGACTGTTTCAGCAACATAGAGCAGGTACTCTTTGACGTTGTAGTAGGGCTTACTGCTAGAGAAGTCAATAGAGGATTTCTCTAGGGTATCCAAATAGGAAAGATAAGCAGCAACCATTTCAGCGCTCAGACCATTTGTGAAGTCCTTAAGACAGCTGCGACCAACTTGCTTAAATTCACCAGTTTCAGTATTGCGAACAATGTAGGTGTCTTTGCGGGTATGCTTTGTTTTACAGTGGTCACATTTAGCTTCAACAGTGTATGCCCATTGAGGAACTTCTTGCCCATCATAAGCTCGAACAATGTTTCCTTTATCAGTGTGCTCAAGTGTAGCAACAAAAACCCAATTGTTGATAATGGCTTTGCCGGAGACTTCTACATCGATGTATTTAATATCCCCAGTATAAACATGAGCATCATCGAATTGCTTTTCATAATGCTCGCCAATGATTTCAAAACTGAAAGTGCAGCCAAACTTATTACACTTGTTACCAATTGTTACAAGGCGTTTTGTAAGTTTATCCATATTGGATTCAGGAATTGAATACTTCATAATGTTTACCTCCGTTTGTTTTCCTTACAATTACATTGTACTCCTATTGCAAGAAAATGTAAAGAGGTTTTTTCAAAATTTATTGGATTCTTATGAATTTGTTTTGCTCTTTATCAAAGTAATAGAGTTGCCTTCCCTCCATTGGGTATGGTACAGGAACAAATCCCTTGAATGTTTTAGCATAAAGCTGTACCCTCTCAAAGCCTAAACTTTTCATGGTTCCTCCATAAAAATGCCCCTCACCGAAGCAAGGGGCAAGTGTTTAACAGATGTTTACACCAATTTCTTTCGTCATTGCACGATATTTTTCATGTAACTCATCCTGAATTGTTGCGACATAAACATCGTTATATGCAACAGATTTGAGGCATATAATAAGTCTATCAATGTGCTTCAATTCCATGTCAACATCTTCAATCAAACAGTTGACTTTATTGTAGTCAGCCATATATCCGGCATCAAGAAGTTCTTTTGCAGCTTTTTCGTAGCATTCTTTTGTTTCACTTTCCCATTCGTTGTATTTCTCAAATGCAGTTTCAACTGCTTGTCTTCGTACCTGAGCACTGACCTCAAATCTAGTATACTTATACCAACTGTCCGGAATGGCTTCAATCTCTTCCACCCCATCTTCAGGCAACAGCCTATTGTGATGATTGATAAAGTATCTTTTTGTTGTCCTATGCTCAGCAGATTCTGCGAAATACTGATACTCGTGCATTCGCTTGAAACCCATCAAACCTAGAAAGTCAAACAAGTCAGCCATTTGGTCATGAAACATGAGTGCTGTGATTTGTCGTTGGTTTATCTTTTTAAATGCATTATAGCAGATATCCCAGTCACGTTCTGTTTTCTCCATTGTGTAGTTTGCCATCACCAAGCCTCCTTTCTATGTTGTCAATTTTTGAAAGTATTCTGTCGAGCTTTTCATCAAGAATCTCTTGATGGTCTTTCTGTGCGTCATTCTTTTGCATATTGACCATACCTAAACAGGTATTGAACGTCGCAATTATGAAGAACAGCTCGTCATTTCTGTCCACATTCAGCAGACCCTTTCAATGACAAAATTGGCTTGAGCAACGTTGATAGCAGTTGTACCAATGTTTGTGATAGAGACAGAGCTGACATCGCTACAGTAAACCCGAAGTAGAGTTGTCACAGAAACACTTTCAATGCTTGTTGGGTCAACTCCGGAAGTGATGTTTGCACCAGCAATTTGTTCACCATCCTGGGTGATATTTAAAACTGCTGTGGTAGCAGCTGCAGCAGATAGACTGGCATTGAAAGATACTCGATAGATACCTGGCTTGAGCAGAACAAATCTGCCAGAGCCTTGCTCATGTCGTACAGAGCACCCAGTCTTGATTCGTGTAGCACCAAAAAGAACAGGGGAATTTACAGCAACACTTTGAGATGCAACGTTTACAGCATCAATCATTGTTATTTCTCCTTTCAAAATAAGGGGTGGACATCTGCCCACCCCCATTGGTCGTATTAGGGAACGGTCAAAGCCGAACTATCCTATTTGTTTGTAGATTAGCCGTTGCAAGCACAGCCACAGCCGTTCCAGCCACTGTATGTTTGATACGGGCTGCAGGACGGATAGGCAGGGATGGGGCACGGACGCAGCTGATTGATAAGGGTCTGAGTCTGAGCATTGTTCTGCAGAGCAAGCTGAGCAGATTGCAGCTCATCACGCAGAGCCTGAATCGTATTTTGCGTCATCAGAGAGCGAGTGGCATCGCCATCAGCTTTGATAGCATTGACAATGTCACATGTGTTGCGCGCATTCTCATAGCGCACAGCGTCGATGTTACGGTTGGTCTCGCAGCAGCACTGCTGAGCATCAAACCGGGCTTGGGTGATGTTGTTGTTCACATTGTTGAAACCATTGCAGAGAGCGGTGTCAACGCCATGGAACCCTTGCAGCATTGTGGTATTTTGTGCGTAGAATCCGTCACACAGACCGTTCTGAACGCCCTGGACTTGACGCTGCAGGTCGTTGAAATTGAAGCCCTCGCACAAGTCAGCACGAGTGAGAGCACCCTGCGCAGCAGCATTATTGCCACCGAACATGCCGTTGCCACCCCACGCCAGCAGGAAGAACAGGAAAAACACCCACATACCATTGCCATCACCGAACATTCCGTCACCACGACGGTCTTGAAGAGCCAGCGCGTCGGCAACGCTGAGGCCAGTTCCTTCCATACCCATAAAATACAAACCTCCTTAAATATATGTCAAATGTGCTGGGCACACATTTGCCTACTTTGAGCCCATCTGAGACTTGAATTGCTCCATGGCTTGGTCAATATCAATACCACGCTGTTTACATAGATTTTGAGCAATCTGTTTGAGTTCATCAGGGCTTTTGCCTTTGGCCATTTCCTGAGCACGTTGAAAAAGCGGGTTATTTTGCAGTTGAGACTGCATCATACTCTGCATCATTTGGGCAGGATTTCCACCTCTACCTATTTGCTGCATCATCTGCATCATTGGATTTTGTCCGTTTCCCATTCCTTGAAACATTTGCATCGGATTGAACACTCGTATCACTCCTTTGTTCAAATTTCGCCTTTAATTCCTCTATCTCGCTCTGGAGGGAATTTACGGTCTGAATGAAAACAGCTTGACTGACGGGAGATTCGTTTGCAGACTTGACGACTGTGGCCTGAACAGGCTCATCCAGCACATAAGTATTTAAAGTAGCAGTCCCATCAAGATTGATTTGTTTTGTATAAATCCGTTTATTTGCTGTGTCTGTAAAAACGTGTAAGCTGCCATCCAAATCAATCATAGCGGCCTTGGCTTCATCAAAAGATGTGACTGCCCTGCATTTAATATACATTGGCTGTTGTTGGGGTTGTCCGTATCCCTGACCCATTTGATTCATCTGTTGCTGAGCAAACTGAGGATACTGTTGCTCCATTTGAGCAAGTCTTTGTTGAGCCGGAGCCATCGGGTTGTATGGCATTTGTGAATACATCGGGTTATACATTTTGAGCCTCCTTGTAAGCAAGTATTTTGTTAACAGATTTGTGCTTCAATATATCATACAGCAGAGCATAATTCCCGCTGTCAAGATAACTGCTTACAACTTCCTCTGCTTCTTCTGGTGTATAATTGTATTCCCACACCAGCTCAAGAACCAGGGTTTCTCTAGATTCCATATACATCACCCTTTGATTTAAGTATAAATCAAAAGACCGCCCACGGAGTATCCGTGAACGGTCTTAAAAGTATCCCTGAAATTACAGGACTTTATTCAGTTTGCGTAGAATCTTTTTGTGCCATCGCTTCATAGTTATTTCAGAGTAGCCCAGCTGGTCTCCAATGTAACAGAAGTCTTTATTCTCAAGATAATGTAGTCTCATGAGTTCTTTTTCTTCTTGAGATATGGTACATTCTTCGAGCAAGGCATTAAATGTACTGACACGAGGAATTTGTCGTACCTTTGCACGAGTTTGTACGTGCTCAGTCATCTACATCACCTTATTTTCTGCGCATATACTTACCACATGTCGGGCACCTACTTTGTGTATTTCCACTCTTTGGTTTTGCGGAAGACCTTGTCGTTGTACGTGTCGTAGTCACGACTGTAACAGTCTGCTTTGGCAAGATTATTCACCTCCAGCCTCATTGTATACAGCATCAGAGCCAGCTTGATATACATTATTACCACTGCCCTCACCAGTATCTTGTGTAATTGTTGTTTCAGTCGTTGTTTCTGTTGTAGTATACTCAATTGTATCAAGATACTCCATGAAGTCAACCCGTGTATTCTCGAGTTGCTCCATTAGCATTTGCTTATCGGTGTAATTGAAATACGCAAACACCGAAATTGCAATTGCAAATATGATGCAAATTGTAAGTAGTACCATCCAGATATGTCGCATTTCTTTTTTGCGCTCTTCCAAAAGAGAAACAACAACTTTGTTAAGGGCAAGGCTCTGGTCTAGTGCATCCTTTTCGAGCTTGAGCTGTTCAGTGTCGATTTCCAAAGTTATACCTCCATTGTGTATACCTATTTCAAGAACATCGAGGCAATAAACCCAATAAGCCCACCGCCAAACCCTGAAATCACTGAGCTTGTCAGGGTTTTCCACTTATTCCCTGGGTCTGCACTGAGGGCATCAACTTTTCCCGTCAGGGTTGTGAGGGTGTTTAGAATTGTTTTATATCGCTCATCTGTCACAGCTTGCGCCATTGTTTGGTTTTCAAAGCGATTATAAAATTCTTTATGGGTTTCTTGGTTTCTGCGACTGTCCTCTTCCAGGTTTTTTATTTTTTCCACCAATGGACAATTTTGGCAGTCACTCATGGTTCCTCCTTTCCAAGTCTATCGTACTCCATATTGGAGCAAAAGTAAAGACTCAATTCGGAGAAGTATAAGTCAATGCATTTGCAGAGTCACCAAGGCTCTTTGTCGTCGGGTCAATAAATACACCCAAGACTGCAAGAGCAACACTTCCGAGCATAAACGGATTCATGATGAGGCTCTTGAATGCCTCAACAACAGCACCCCAGCTGGTCAGCGTTTCAGGGGAAACCCCCATTGCAGTAAGGATAACACCTGCAAGGCCAACCCAGAACCACGGATTTTTCATGCGGACAGGAATGTTGATTTTGAATCTCATAGTCAGTTCCTCCTTTTAGGCTCCAAGAGCCTTTTTGGCTTCATTGATTTTTTTGTTTGCAGCATCTCTTTCCCGTTCTGCTGTGTCAGCACGAAGCGTTTCAGCAGCCAGTTTCTTTTCAATCTCAGGGTCTGC